CTTACCTGATGAACCGAAACCACCTTCTCCACGTTCAGTTTTACTTAATTCATCATAAGAAACTTCTTCAAATTCGGCCTGTAGATATGGAACAATAACAAGTTGAACAACACGTTCACCTGCTTTGTAAATCTTAGGTAGCTCACCTTTGAAATGAGTTGTCTTAAAGCGAGCTGAGAGTGGTCCACGATAACCACTATCCACAACACCTACGCAATTAGTAAGCATAACGTCTTTATTGCTCACACTAGAACGAGGGAAGAGTAATCCTACATAACCTTCAGGAATCTCTACAGCTAGACCGAATTCGTAGTTGTAATAGGGCACGTCTGCATTTGGAACATAATTGTAAGAAATAGCAGTGAGATCAAAACCGGCATCACCTTTCTTGGCACTTGTTGGTGTGATTGCCTCTGGATGTAGTTTTGAGAATTTAATTTTCATAGTTTGTTCGCCTCATCAATAAAACTTTTAAGCGTTGTTCTTAAATTAATTAAAGCTTCTACAGCAGCTTCCCCTTCAATTACGCTTATTTCACCTTCATCGTACATTCTTTCGTATTCATCAATTTTACCATTAATGATATCGAAGATAAATTTAAGATCAGTTTTCATAATTAATAACCAACTTTTATAAATTCATCTGCAGTACAATAACAATATGTTTCATTAAACTTGATCATGTAATGTTTATCAGGGCTGTTCGCATAATATTCCGCAATCCTACCAAAACGACCATTATATTCTGGATACACAGAACTTTTAACAATTTGAACAATGGTTCCTTTTGCAAAAGGTTCAAGCTGAGGTGCAGGTTTAGGACGTTCTTCAATTGCTTGTCTAAGATAGATGGCCAAGTCTAGAGCTTCTTCATAAGCGTCTCTAAGAGCATCTCTACCGTTATTAGCTTGTAAGGGTGTACCGTAACGTTCAATACCTAAACGCTTACGTTCCTTCATATCTTCCATAACTAAATCGACAATTGGAGTGCTGGTATTTGGAATTGGGTTTGGTTGTTCCATATTAGTTTATTTTACCTGTTCTTTAGAAACACTTCAAGGAGTTTGTTCAACTTCATTACTCTAAAAAGCTCATTCTCTAATAAGCCAGTTTGATTTTCGGTAAGAGTTAATCCTTCACATTCAAAGTTAATCGCATGTAATGTTTCATGAATAAAGGTTTTGTAAGTCTCTGTTGGACTCTCACCTTTCTTAATAACTATTTGTCTAATAGGAGCAGGACGACACTCCCCTACCTGTTTAGGGTTAGGGAAGCTATCGCACCATACTACTTCATAATTAATATTATGCTTAATCCTCACACTATTAGGAATAAGCTCTAATAACTTTTTAGACATAATTAGATCTTTCTGTGTAAGGATTTTCTTTTATCTTTATCCAATAAATTTTCAGCTCCCCTTGACCAAGCTCCACATTTTTTACAACGGAAGCGTTGATATTTACCTGTTGTTGTATAACTAAAGCCGCGTCTTTCAAATTTATCACCACCACAATTACAAACGTAATCGTCACCATCATGATAGAGACTGAATTGAATTGATTTCTTCCAAGGAGAAACAATGTAGTAAAGTTCTTCTAGGGAAAGAACGTCATACTTATTGTAAGTTTCCATTTCTTCCCAAGCATCTTGCTTATTATCCAAACAAGCATTCCAAAGTTCCATACCAGGATACTTTTTATGCTTTTGTTTCTTATATTTTGTACAAAGCTTATCGGTTAGATATTCCAACTTATTGCTGGTAAATCCGAAAACCGTTTGAGAAATTACGCAAATATCAATATGTTTATAAGGACTTGGTGGAGTAAATCCGTTTAAAACAAATCGAGCATTAAGCTTCTTTTGATCAAATCTAATACCGTTTTGGGTAATAACAATGTCAGCTTCATCCAACAAAGCGTGCATCTTTTTAAGAAGCTTCTTATCGTTTCTAATATCTTTTTGATTTCTAGTATCCTGATACATTACCTTATCAGGACTATCACCTAGCCATTTGGCAGACCAACTAAGTACTGTCCAATCTTTGATAATTTGGTTAAGTCCAATGTTTTGATCCCATAAACCCCATACCCTTGCTTCAATTGGTGAAGTTTCGATGTCAAAAATAAGTACTCTAGGACCAGTTTTTTTGTTACTCATTACTACTCTTTTCCTTAATAAGCTTTTCTACTTTAAATAAATGAGATTCTAGAATTTTCTTCTCAAATCTTAATGTTTTTTGAATCTCTCTTACAGACGTATAAATTTCGAAATGTTTCAATCCTTCAATACTTAGGTTCACTACTTTCAAGATTGCCGTTAGGTGTGTTCGATACACCTTAGCTTTCTTTACATCTTTAAAATCTTTTATATTACGAATTTCGGCCATGACTTCCATTTTCCTTAGTTCCAGCGGAAGTAATTTGAATTAACTCTGCATACTCTCTAAATTCATCCATATTAGAAGCACCAACGTATGATAGAGCTGAACGTAGTCCACCTTCAATTTGTTGGAGAACATTACCAACATGACCCTTAAAAGGAACTAAAAAACTATCTCCTTCATAAGATCGGTGTGAAGCGAGCTTTCCTTGAATTTCGTAAGATTCTGTTGAAGCTGATCCACGATATTTTTTATAAAGAGTTAGTTTGTTATCGTAATACCAATCCCTTGGATCATTAGTAGGTTTTACACATTTTGTTATTAAATCAACAGGATGGCCTTCTTTATTTACAATTTCACCAGGAGATTCATCTGTTCCTGCTAGCATTCCGCCAAGCATTACAGTTGTAGCACCAGCAGCAAGTGCCTTAGCAATGTCACCACTAGTGCGCATACCACCATCAGCAATGATAGGGACACCGACAGTAGCACAATCAAGAACGCTCGCAAGAGTGGGAGCACCACATCCTGTAACAACACGAGTAAGACAAGCAGACCCGCCCCCAATACCAACTTTATACGCATCAACATAATCTTTACGTAAGTGATGGTTAAAATCTCTAATCGATTGTGATGTTGCGAAGTTCCCAACAATAATTGAAAGATTATAACCAAAAAACTCTCTGAGTTGTTTAACTTGATTTACAACTTCCATCGAAGCACCATGGGCAACATCGATAAGAATTGTATTAGCTCCTGAGAAGTGTAGAGCTTCAGCACGTTTTAATTCTTCTTTTCCAAGACCGATAGAAACAATAGTACCGGTAGAAGTTTCTAAAAATTGTTTAACGTTCTCGTCGATACTCATGAAACGATGTAGAGCGCCGACTGCTCCAGCTTCACGCATAGCATTAGCCATGTTAACACCTGTTACGGTATCCATGTTTGAACTAATGATAGGAAGGTCTAATTTCAATCCACAAAAATATTGCGAAAGATCAACGTCTTTACGAGACTTGATTTTTGAAAAATGTGGAACAATCAAAACGTCATCAAAACTAAGTAATTGTTTCATTAAAATTTCCATTCATTACATTCATCACAAAACAAACCTTCGCAGTAATGACTCATTGAAGAATTGTCATATCCTAAAGCTGTTTTTAGATTTTTTTCAAAATTAGATTGAGAATCTGAAGTTGATGAAACATTAATTACTGCTTCAAAAATTTCTTTGAATGTAAATTCTCGTTTCTCTTCTTCTAATACCCAATCGGTAGCTGTAATATCTTCAACTCTAGGTTGCCATTCCGAATGTGTGTTAAAAAATAAGATTTTATTACCATCAACGAATAAGAAAGTTTCCCTACCCATATATGGTTTGAAATTTGGTCTTCGAAACTTTTTACCGGATTTCATTACTTCCTGTAACGTCATATAGATCCTAATTTTAACACTATTAGCTTGTTAGTTCAATAACAAATTTAATTTTTCTATATACTTATTAGCGGTTAGCATCTTGGTGCATTTATAATCCTTATAAAAACAATACTTAAAGTCGTGATTGTATACAAAGTCCCAATTAGACTGACAAAAACGACACTTGAGACTAGGTTCAGGAACTACTACCTGACAATTATAACCCAATTGATTGTTTCTATAGGGAAGTCTATGAACTGGATCTACAGTTGTGAAAGCCATGACAATAGGAATGTCTGTTGTTCCGGCTAGATGGAGAAGTCCGTTATCTAGTCCAACAATAGTTTTAGCTTGTGAGATGATTTTCCCTGCTTCTAGGATGCTTGTCTTATTAATAAGATCAATTCCTGCAGTGAAATCGATTTCTTCTTTGAAATTCCCTTGGATGTTGTGTTGCATTCCGGTAGCAGCTTCTTTGCTTCCCAAGAAAACAACTTCATATCCTTTAGACTTGACAAAAGTTACCACATCGTTAATTGTTTGTGGTAACATTTCTCTCACTGGAGCAGTAAATCCTGTAGTTACAATGACATACTTCTCTGGGAGATTAAATTTAGTAATATCAATAGCTTTAGTATTAAGTTTACAATAGTTTTTATCTTCAATGTCAACTTGTCTATTAACTAGAACATGGAAAGCGTGGTCAACAAGATGACTTTTCAATGCGTCATGTGCTGCGTTTCGAGTTTGAAGAGCAGGTGCTTTTCTCATCCAATGGCTTGGACCTTCACTAAAAGTATGAATCTCTAGATCAGGAACTAAGTTATTAGCAAGCTCTTTGAAATAATCAGGAACAATAAGATTGATATGGAAATTCTTATTTGTATCCTTGATGTATTTAATAGCAGTCATGCGAGCAATGTTATCTCCAAGACCGCCATCATTAAAAACAATCGTTAACGTATATTTAGGTCTAAAGTGACCATCTCTAAACATTATCTAGCTCCCAAGATGCTGGTATAATCTTTTGGATTACAAGAGTGATTTCATATTGACCTTTAGAATGTTGAGTTGGATCAATACTATAATCAAAGTCTTTATCGCCATCTTCTAAAAATCTAACGCGATATGTATTTGTCGGTAGTGACTCTTCAACTTCTTTTAAAAGAGAAGAAGGTGTGTAGAAACGCTTATGATCACCATTCCAACGTGAAGGTAGGTTCTTACGTTTCTCGTACAAGTATTGATGAGGGACTACAATAATAACATGCCCACCAACATTAGTTACTCGAAACCACTCTTGAATAGCTTTTTTGTAATCTTGGATATGTTCTAAGCAATGGGAAGAATAGACATAATCCTGTGAACAAACTTCAAATGGTAATGTCTTTCCATCATAGCCAGGATAGTTTGTATCAACTCCAATTGCATTTTCAAGAATTGGAACTACGTTATCTAGGTATCCAGAAAAGCCAATATCAAGACCTTCTCCTGACATGTACTTTTCAAAGAAGCCATTTTTAAGTTTATCTTCGTAAGTCTTGCGAGACTCTTCACCTACCAATCTCATGCAATCTCCAACTCATTTTCATCTACCCAAAGATCAGGACAACCAGATTCAGTTCTAATATAATAACAAGTCTTTCCAAAAAACCCATATCGTTTGGAGACATTTTTTACATATCCCCACATACCTTTATAAAAACCAGCAGTTATTTTTACTTTCTGATTAAAAATGAACTTCATTAATCACCCTTGATACAGATGAGTTGTTTAAGCTCGTAAAGTGGTGTTACCAAATCCTTCTGGTTTTCCATAACAACATCGATGTCTTTATAGCTGCCAGGAATCTCATCAATAACTGCATCATCCTTACGACACTCGATACCTGCAGTTTGTTGCTTAAGATCTTCTAGTGTGAAGAGTTCTCTTGCTTTGGTTCTAGACATTTTACGGCCAGCACCATGAGAACAAGAACAGAAAGATTCGGAATTACCCAATCCTTTAACGATATAAGACCTAGTGCCCATAGAGCCAGGAATGATACCGTACTCACCTTCGCGAGCGGAGACAGCCCCTTTACGAGTGACATAAACATTCTTCCCAAAATGGTTTTCAATCGAAGTATAATTGTGATGACAATTTACCACGAATTCAACTCTAGTATTGATTTTTTCTTGCCATTCATTTTTATAAACGTGTCGATATACTTGTTCCATGACACGATTCATCATTTCTTGACGATTGAACATAGCAAACTGTTGTGCCCACATTAGGTCATGAAGATAGTTTTTAAACTCTTCAGTTCCTTGTGCTAAGAAAGCAAGATCCATATCAGGAAGATCAATAAAGTATTGTTTCATCAATCCTTTAGCCCTATCAATATGAATTTCTGCTAGAGATTTACCCACATTGCGACTACCGCTATGGAGCATAATCCAAGCGTTGTTATCTTGGTCTTTACAAATCTCAATGAAGTGATTACCACCACCAAGAGTTCCGATAGAAGCAATAGCCTTTTGCATAACGTTATGATGGTTACGCATATGATCTTTAGCATATTGTGAAACTTCACCTAAGCTCTTAAAAAACTGAGAAGCTGAAGGTGTCACAATTTTATTTCCATGATGACCAGTAGGGATTGAACGCTCAATGCTATGACGAAGATTGCGAAGTTGTTCATCACCACCTAGAGCATCCACATTAAATGGGAGCTTTGCTGCACACATTCCACAACCAATATCAACGCCCACGGTTGAAGGACAAATTGCTCCTTGTGTTGGAATTACTGTTCCGACACTAGAACCTTTTCCTGCGTGAACATCCGGCATTACGGCAATATGCTTGTAGATGAAAGGCATATTAGACATATTACGAAGTTGACGCATTGATTCTTCTTCAACTTCATCGGTCCAAATTTTAATAGGTACTTTAGTATCTGAAATAACTTGTTTCATTCAAAACTCCGAACTGTGTTGCATTTCATGACAATTTGCACATAATAAAACGCATTTTTCTAGTTCTTTCATAATCTTATTTTTGTTATAGTTTGCAAATCTTATATTGAATTCCTTTTTATGTGGCTCAACGTGATGAAAATGAAATATACACGCATTCTTACCATTGTAATGTATTCCACAATCAAAACACGCTCCACCCATAAATCTTACCAATTCAACTTTTCTTTTACGATAATACCGCATTTTATTTTCATACAATTTCTTTTTATTTTTTAAGCGGTATTCACGTTTGTATTGTTTAGGATCTTCTTCATGAAATCTTTACAAACTTATTATCTCTAAGAACGTATGTTCCACTCTCAACAGATTTAAATGTTGCAGTAGGAGATTTCCAGGTATTAGAAGTAGAAACAAAAGTAAAATATCTGGTCAAATATCTTAGGATAGTCAATCCATTTGATTTGTTTGCATTAAGATAATAAGCTGCGTACTTATCATCCGTTCTGCAAATTTCAATGAAATTAAAAATCATTCAACACCTTTACTTTCAAGCATATGCAAGCAAACGGTAATAACGCTGTTCTGTCTCTTATTGACTTCACGTTTACCAGCACTCATGGCTTTGAGTGATTCTTTCAACTCTTGATATTCTTCATTTGCTTCTAGCTCATTAGCTACTTGTTGCATTGCTTGGTTAGCTTCAACAACACGCTTCTTAAGAGCTTGCTCATCTAGAGCTTCCAATTCTTTTACTGTTTCAACATCAAGATTCTTATAAGCTTTTTCTAATTTCATATTATCCCCTTTAAAAATGTGCAGGACTCTCCCTGCTTGTCACGCCACCTGACGTTTGGTCTTGGGAGCTACCCAAGCATCTCTGTAATTACTCTTCGAACTTTTTAGATGGTTTACTACCAGGAAGATTAAAAATCATTCCACTGCTGTTTCCAGTTAAAACAGAAGGTACATCACCATTCCATTTCTTAATCCATTCAAGTTGAAGATTTTCTTTAGTTAGATTTGCCTTCAAAAGTCTTTGAGATTCTGCTTGTGCTTTTGCTACAACAAGAGCTGCTTCTGCTTGACCTTTTGCTCTGTTAACTGCAGCAATAGCATCCTGAGTTGCCTTTTGTGCTACATATTGAGCTTGCTTAGCTTGTTGTTCAGAAACTTGCTTTTGTTCAACAGCATGGTCAAACTCTGGAGTGAAATGAAGGTTAACTAGAGATACGTCATCAATCAATACGTTATACTTCTTAAGACGATCAATGAGAGCTTCATCGATACTCTTCTTAAGTTCGATACGTTTAGTGAGAATTTCTTCTGCGGTCATTTGAGCGGTAGCTGCTTTCATAACTTCGTTAACAGCTGGCATGATAGCACGTTCAACAACGTCGTTCTCATCACCAATGTCTTGAAGGAGCTTACCAACTGTTGATGGGTCTACGTGCCAGTTAAGAGCAACTTTAGCAAACACCTTTTGGAGATCCTTAGATGAAGCTTCTGATTCAACTTCGGACTTCTGAACACGAATGCTAATAGTTTTCACTGAACGAACGAATGGAACCCAAAGATACCAACCGCTATCCTTAGTGTTTTGTTGAACTTCACCCATGAAAACAGAAACTCCTTTTTCACCAGGGCCAACAACCGAACAGCTAGACATAGCTAGAGCAAAAATGCAAATAAGCCAATTTTTCATAATATCCTCCTTGGATATAAGTATTATATTAGTTTATTAGAAAGACTTCAACTACTTTTTAAGAATATAAGCAACTGCTCTTCGATTTAGTTCTTTCTTAAATGTGTCTTTTTTGACCTTCCTGATAAGAGGATATTTGGTTCCCCAATTTACTAAGTACAAGTAATGTTTAGTAGATTTAAGAACTATACCAACATGGCACCAATAACTATTATCAACTGTAAGTATACAAGGTTCGTTTAAATCTTCGAGTGTTGGTTGTTTAATCTTTTTACTGTTTGGGAATAAATACTTTAAAGCTTTATGAAAACGACTCTGAGTTGTTCCATAGTTTTTCTTAAGTTTAAGCAACAAACAAAGTTCTTTATATTTTTGTTTTTTATTTACTTTATATCCTAATAAAATAAACGCATTTAATAACGCAGTAGGAGCACAGCTATACCAATTAGGCTGTTTGAGGTAGTTCATCCTGAACTTCTTTCTTTTTTCTGGTCCTCTTGACCTTTTCAGGATGTGGTAATCCTAGCACATTGGCTAGTTGGCATTTAATAGCATGTGCCTTTAAATGATATTTTGGAAATACACCCATATCCAAAACTGTTTCGAAAATCTTGAGAGTTTTATATAACTTTTCAACTAGATTCTCAGGATCATGATCAGGATTTTCTTTATCCCATTTGTCTTGTAGTTTGAGACTTTCATCTTTCGTAAAATAGACAAAAATCTTATCACCCTCTTGAAGCTCTTCACCTTCAATAGCATCCAATACCTTCTGTTCATTAGTACGCTCAGCATTAAGAACTTTATCGGTGATTGTTTTTTTGGATGACCATCTGGTAATGTCTGTAAGGAAATAAATTTCTTTAACGTACTGATGATAAACATCAAGAATCTGATCTTTATTATTAGCCAAAAGATGCTTGATAACATTATCAATGAATTCCTTAAGAGCTTTTTCTTTCATCGTCGCTTTGAGCGCACTACCCTTAGTTTTGACTTTCCCATCTTCTGTCTGTAATACATAATTTTTAGCTTTAACAACGACAACCGAAGAATAATAACCGTCGTCTTCAAACCTGATCCTTGATGGATAGAGAGAATTAATATCTTCAACAATCTTCTTACGTGTCTCATCAGGCAAAACTTCCCCATTCAATGTAATCGAAATACTATCGGTGTCCGCATTAACGATTTGAAATCCGTTTGAAGTTGCCCAGTCGATAGACTTTTGTAAGATTTCTCTTCCCTTCTTAGTAACGAAAGCCGCATTGAAAGGACTATTGAAATTAAGTCCTGGTGCTCCCATCATTCCGTAAGCAGAGTTAATAATGATTTTTTGTGCTTGTTCCAAATCCTTGTAATAACGATCGCCAGTTTCCTTACCAAGCTTCTTATTCTCCAAGCGTTCTTTGGTGAAGTACTCAACCATTTGCAAGAAATGACGATTAGGATCTTTATATTTGTCATACACTTCATATTGAAGCATGATAGATGGATAAAGAGACGCAACGTCAACCTTGAAGACGTTTTGATAAATACCAGGATTACCTAAGCTAATACCACCTTCAAAAGAATTACCTTCAGTAGCTTTTGGAACGCTGTGAAAATTTTGCAAATAAGAACGTACAAGGAAAGCGTTAATTTGACTTCCGCTAGCAGACACCATCATGCTTTGAAATGACTTAGGAATAGATGGAGTCAAATAGAAGAATGCAGGAATCATTAGGTCATAAAGAGCTAAAGCATCGTCAGCATCATGCTCTGCATACTTTTTAATCTTCTCCCATTCTTCAGGAATGAGATAGTTATCTCGAATGGTGTCTGCATCGTAAAATTGACGATTTTCAACTTCTAGATTTTCTTCTTTAATGATAGTTTTCAAACGATAGCTTGAATACTTTCTTCCAATATCGTATTTATATGCAAGAAACATTGTATCGACAATTTCACGACCATAGATGTAGCATTTTTTATATTCATAAAACTGACTACCATCCTTACGAAATTTTGATGGGTATTCGTTAAACTTAATAACCGATCCATCGCGTCCAAGATTTAGTTCGGTCCCTGCTTTTCTCGCGCAAAAATCAATATAAGGCAAATCGTAACAATAGATATTATGCCCAATGATAATAGATGGATTAATGGATCTAACCCATTCTGACCATGCATCAAAAAACTCACGATCGCTGCTGTAGTCGGTGTATGCAAACAATTTCCTTTCTACATGGTTTCCTTTACGAAAGGTATTACTAATGAGAAGAACTTTTGCGTCGTTAGTGTGTTCAAGACTTGTAGACTCAATATCCCAAGAAAGAACACTTACTTCGTTAACTTTCATTCCTTTGTAATAAGTGTACCCAAAACCAACCATCCCTGCTTCTTTTTCATCATGGATAGAGTAAATATCACGTTTATAGTAACGTTTACGCTCTTCTAGAAAAGTATCTCTGTCATTGTAAGTCTTAATGTATTTGTAATATAGATTGCCGGTTAGTCTCTTAAATTGTCCATCAAGAGCGGCTGGAGCTAGAAGCCAGAAACGATTAGGCTTAAATACAGATCTTACTGTACCGTCCTTCTCTTCGATAAAAAGTTCAGTTGAATCGTTATTAATCTCACACGATACGATTCTTTCAATGTTATTTTTTCCGAAGATTAGAGGATTGTACATTATTTTCTCCCGATCTGATACAACACTTCTTCTGCAATAATTCGGCTTGTGGTTTTACTATCTGGTGTATTAACTTTCTCTACCGCTTCAATTGCTTCTAATCCTTCAATACAAGTAGCTAATTTATCTTCCATTTCTTGGTATTTTACGGGATTAAATGGAACTTGACTTTCAATTGCTTTTTGGAGCTGATTTCTTAAATCAACGTTTTCGTTACGGAGTTTTTGATAAAGTTGTTTATAGGTTTTCATTTTAAATACCTATTTCTTACAAATGTACCGGCTTTAAATGGAAACTTCAAAATTAGAACGAGACAAAGCACTGGCCACAAAAAGATACAGAACATAACCTCATCACAATCTTCTGAATTTCCAGAAATACCTAATGTGAATGCGCCTACACAAAGATAGAGAAAAACACATAAAAGGAAAATCATTCAATCCATCCTAACGCTTTCGCAACATTTGGTAATTGTTCACTGAAAATCTTCTTGGCAGCTTCTGCAATTTCACGATGTTCTTTTTGAGTAGCAGCATCGGCTCTTAGATTAATATAATGTATCCAAGAACGGATAGTACCATTCATGTACATGGTGGTTTCAGTATTTAGAGGTAGTAAGGATCTCGCACATTCCTTAGCAATACCCTTTTCCAAAGCAATTTCATACATAGCATAGCAGTTGTTCCATGTAAAACTTTGGGCAGCATGAAACCATTTCTTAGTTTCTTCATCAAAATCTGCAGTGCTATTTTGACGATTCTTGAGATCTTGTCTACGTGCTTCACGTTCTACATAAGTGTTAGCTTGTGCATAACGTTGACTGAACTCCTGAAAGCTAAAACTTCTATGCCTTAGAATTTGCGGAGCAATGTCACGTCCAGTTTTAATCTCTAGCACCATGTTAGCCATTTCAAAAACACTCCAATGACCATGCTTAATACAATAAGCTAATAGCTTTGGGGCTGTGTCATAGTTGTCCTGATTTGCAGGATTAGACACTCTGGCACAATAACTAATGATGTTCTCGGCGTCAGGAGTGATTGCAATTAATTTAACCATTTTAATCCTTTTTACGTGCTGTGCCTTGGAATGATACCACACCTGAAGCATCAACATCAACTCTAATATCGTTAATATGATAATTAGTTAATAACTTCTTCATAGCTTCAGCAAATGAAAGATCGTCCACTTCCTTTTGGAACTTATGAAAGGATGCTACCGCAAGTTGATGTGTTCCATCTGACACTTCCTGCTCAATATACAAATCTCTCATCATGCTTCTAAGATATTGAGCCATAAAATATTCATCAGATGATCCACCTTCAAGGTAATCGAAGATATCTTCTTTGGCCGCTCGATAACCAGCTAGATAAGCTCCTGTTGCAACACAGAAGTAATCCCAAGCGGTAGTAAATCTTTTAGCGTGTTCAACTGCTAGATGTTCACAACGTTTCAATGCGACTTTCATTAAAATCCACCTGTATCGCCAGTTTTCTTAGCTTGTTTTTCTGCAATAAGACGATGTAAATTGTCCTTCTCATCATCTTCAATTTCGGTAATCATACCACGTTTACCATTCCATCCGAAATCGAGTTCACAGAGTTCGCCCAAATCATTCTTCAAGATAGCCATTTGCATATAGTTATCTTCACTGAAGTCCTTTGGATTGTAAAATGGACGCCATAGTGAAACGATAATTCTAAATGCCTGATAAACGTATGAACTACCTTTAATATTAGTATAGCTCATAATTGGAGTATCTGGACCACCAGAAAGAGACATCTTATTAGGTTGTACAAGTGTTACCAAGCAGATATCCAAATCATTCACTAAGTCCTGAAGCTCACCTGCTACACGTTTACTCGCTGCAGTGTCATCCGACAAGTCAGAAGTAATACGTTCAAAGTAGTCCACCATAACAAGTTTAATCTTGTTTTCAGGATCTTGTTCATTACAAGCAAGAATGTACTCGCGAAGCTCCGAAACTGTTGGACAGCTCTTATGGAAAAAGTTGACGTTTCCAAACTCTTCCTCAAGCTTTTGCATAACTTCATCTTCACGATTTTCTTGGAAGATTTGATAAAGTTCTTCACGTCCATATCCGCTAACACGATAGAGTGCCTTTTCGAACAAACGATTGGCGTGCATATCGAGTGATGCTAGAACGCTTCTTACCCCTGCTTTACTCGTGTTATTAACAATATCAAGAGCGAGAGAAGTTTTTCCACTGCCAGGAGCACCGATAATACCAACATTACATCCAGTAGATAGAAAGATTTTTTCGTCAAGGCTTGGAATTCCTGTTAGGATGGTGTTCTTTTCGATATTAACAACATATTGTTTGAAAGCATCGCGAATATCCATAAGCGTTTTAGGCTTAAGGTCATCTTCTTCTTTGTGGTTACACTTATGTTCACCTAGAGATTGACAATAGTCGTGAAGCCAATTATCTTCCTTACGACAAGTGAATTGTCCACCCTTCCAACTCTCATCATAAACGATTTTTACAATGTTGTTATAAAGTTCGTTATCAGAATAACGCTCTTCATTATTACGTTTTGATTGAGTTTCGGCAACACCTTTTAAGCGGCGATAGCAAATATCTTCATTATCGCCTTGGTTTTTGAAAGTTGCGGCTAAACAAAGTAGTGCATTGTTGCGATCACCTTGTCCGAAGTAACCATTATAAAGCGACCAGCGACAATTGGTAAAGTTCTTAGGCTTATTCTTCCAATCAATGTCGGTTGTCTCAATAACGTGAATTTTTGGTTTATATTCTTCTGAAAAACCCTTTAATTTTTTCAATTCTTCAGTAAGGTCAATAGAGACGTAATTAAATTGTCTCTTATCAACGTTACTCAAACTTTTAGCTTTTTCTTTAATTGCATCAATAGTCAATGTTCCCAAGTCTTCAAAGGTCAAAGGAATCTTATAAAGACCGGTGTTCTTATTTACAGATCCTAATACACGAAATGGACGTGCATGGTCTGAAATACGTTTATCGAACGTTTCAAGGCCGTTTGCAATTTGTTTAGTGATAGCCTTAAACTCGGCTACGGTAATGTCTTCATTCAAATTAACTTGAATGTGAAATCCTTTACCACCCGAGAAAGCAATACGTAATGCTTCTTCAGGTACCTCACTTCCGATTAATCTATGACAAACTTCAATTGCATCTTCTCTAGCAATTTCCAAATCTTTAGAATCAAAGTCAAAAACAAGCCAATCGGTTACAACGTCATCAACACCCTTAATAGTCTTTGTTTCTTGGAATGTTTGATATTGCTGTTCGTTATACTTGTAAAGAGAGGTGTAATAATCTTGAAATGGGGCACCTAGTTTAGCGCCATGTTGTGAGAGTGAGTCTGTTGTTGGGATCAGGATGTAGTTTCCATCGTTAACACCCTTACGAAATTGCCTATAGAACATTTTTGTTTCCTCCAAAAAAAGTGACCGTTTTTTACCTAAGAAGGAGGAAGAATTCTTAGGAACGATTTACGGTCAAACGTACTGAGGGATTACTTTTTATTGTCCGTCATCAACTACAACGAAAACTTCGCTCTTGATCCAATCAGGAATCTTAGCGAGTTGTTCTTCGGTGATGCCATCACGCTTGCGAGGATCTTGAACAACAAGATAGCCGTTTTCAACTTGAGCTAGAACATTACCGTTTGCATCCTTAACAGTAATTTCTACTGAAGTACGATACTTTTCATTCTTAGCGTTAGCATTACCTACAGCAATGGTGACACCTGAACGGTCTTTCTTAGATTGTACAGTTCCTACTTTAAATTTCTTAATCATTATTATTCTCCCTGAGTGTTAGCAGCTGCTTCCGCGCCAGCTTGTGCAGCTTCTTCTTCTACCTTATCCGTAATTTCTTTATCTTTAAGAGCTACGTTGAATAAGATAAACTTTGCATTGGAAATCATAAGACCTAGTGCGAATAGATCGTCTGCTTCCCTAGTTGTAAATCCTGGTGTTTCCTTTTCTAGTGGAGCTTCCATTAGAGCAGAGAGAACACGCTTAGCTTGAGTTCCTGTTAGCTTATCAAGCTGATTACGGAACATTGGCAATGCTGAGTGCAAGAACATTGCAGCTTGTACTTCTGGAGTTTGTTCTACTTCAGGATTAGCTACAGTTACGCTTCCCGTTGGTTCGCTAGCAGGTGTGGTTGTTTCTGGTTTCATCATATTTTATTTAATCCCAATTCAAATCATTAGCGCCAGCTGGTTTAGCAGTGGTAGTTGCTGGAGCTGCAGGTGTAGCTGCTTTAAAGCTAGACTTTGTTGCTGGAGTTGTTGCTACTTTTGCTGCAGGAGCTTGCGCTGGCTTAGCTGCTGGTGCAGCTGCCTTTGGAGCTTCTTGCTTAGGAGCTGCAGTGCGTCCCATTGCTTTTTCACCGTCGTCATCTTCGGCTGGCATTGCGAGTAGAGATTGCAAACCATAGCGACGTGCATAAGTAATAGCAGATCCTAACGCCTGTGGATCATTTTGCTTTGAACATACAACTTCTGTTTCTGAAGTGAGATATTCACCAGATTCATGAATAAGAGTTGTTTCTACGAAATTCTTACCATCATGGAATGTATGTGGTTGAAGAATTGCAATTCCGTTATCGTTAAGCAAATCCTTACATGCTTCAAGAACAGCACCATAATCGGCATATTTACTCTTGAAATATGGATTAGCAGCACCTTTAGTTGCACCACCCATAAGCTTTTGAGCTTTGAGAAGTGCTGGAACAATTTTAGTAACACTATCACTACGTTTCATTAAATGACTCCTTCTTTCATATCAACTTCAAATTCATTTGGAAAATTGTTTTCTACAAAATTAATAACATCTTGACGAATTTCTGGTGTTACTTCTTTTTTAAGAAAACGATCATTTTCATCGTCTGTAATCTTCTCAAAATAATTACTTAAAGCACCAAGATAATTTTCTTCCGCAAGAAGTTGCGAAACATCATCATCGATGAATCTATCTTTAGTTACAATATAACAAATATCGTTAAAATCATCTTCATCGGTAATGTTACGATTTAATACGTCTCTCATTACTGCACCAACCGCACAAACTGCGCAGCTACTGAGTGGTTTTCCATCTGCACGAATAAACCTGCCAGCAGAAAGAGGTTCGTTTCTAAGAGCTGTAATGATCTGTTCCTTGGTAAGCTTCATTTTTTCTCCTTAAACCAAGATGCCAATTTTGATTTTAAAATCGTAAAGGGCAACTTGTTTATCTTTACCTAAATTCTTAACAGACTCTACTGTAGCTTGTTTTGAATCTACATTGTATTTTACACTAACAAGCTCATAAGATCCACTATTATTTTGTCTAAATCCAAGAGCAGTTTCGTCTAGTGGAAGATTGTAATTAATTTCATCCATTTTCTCAACTACTTGTTCAATAGCATTTTGAACTTCTGGACTATTTTCAATTGATGGATTTAGAAGAGCTTTAATTCTCTCAACTTCTTCTTTAGGAAGGTTACGAAGAACTACTTCACCTTCACCCATTTTAATCGTCGTTGGTCTAGCCATATAACCTCAATAATAAACTATCTAACTAATAACATCAAGAAGATTTTTTATTATCTTCAAGTTTAACTAGTTCTTCATCCTTACCCTTCCAACACAAATTGTAGTAAGTACAAGGACTTCCATAAATATTCTTACAAACCGTTAAATTCTTATAGAAATTACCAGTCTTAATTCCATGATTGGCTTCATCGAATGCACTAAGAACCAAATCAACAGAAGCATCTGGAACAGGATTGACTATTAGCTTAATAGCTACTTCAGGATTCATCTTTACATCCCATTCACCATTACAACGAACCATTCCTTCAACTTCTTTACCACGTTTGACAACCATACCGGGATGTTCTTGATCACAGGTTTTAGCTCTGCTTTCAGTTCCATCAAAACCACACTTAGTACATGTCTTTGTCTTATTCTTAATCACAAGCTTCTGAATTGCAACAAATCCTACAGCCGTGATACCGAATTTTTGCTTATTATTGTAATAGTAGGAAACAAGCTGCTGGCTAGTAGCTGGAGCATCGTCTGGATAATAGCTCAAATTGCTGGTTGTTTTATTATCGAATAGAACAACACTACCATCGTGAAGAGTAGCGATAAAGTCGAGAACCTGAGTAACGCTATCACCATCACCATTTACGAGTTCGGTTTTATGTTGAATTGCAGTAACACTAAGAAACTGAGGTAGTACCTTTGTTGAGTAGTTTTCGAGAATGAGAAGCCCTTTGGCTTTCATGCTTTCCCAACAAAAAGAGTTATATGTTGAGCGATCTTCTTCGCTAATATAATCCCATTTGTTCTGACTTTTGAAATCTTCAAATTCCTTAAGCCATTTACGATTTTCTTCTGTAAGTTCAATAAGATCAAGGTCTAAGTCTGCAGAAGCATAAACAATATCTGGATTATTTTTCAATGCAGTCATTTTGTTATTGACATATTGAAAGTTCCAAGTCTTGAGAAAGATTTGCTTGGCTTTATCCAAGTCTCTATTCTCAAGAAGGGAGTTTAGAGATTCGTCAATAGCAGATCCAAACAAAAGTGAAGCTCTAGCCCACTTTTCACGTAATTTTTCAATGTAATGAAGTCTATAACGCTCACCACAAATGCTATATGATGAAATCTTAGAAAAGCTTAATTTATTTGACATATTCTTATTATAAACTTTTGTTAACAATAATTCAATAAAAAAGCGAGCACCTAAAATACAGATGCTCGCCTTATTAGGTTAGACAGAAGGAGGAGATTGAGTTTCTGTTGCTACCGGAGTTACTACTGCAGCTTTTGGAAGTTTCAATGATGCGACTAAATCGAAAAGAAATGAAAGTACTTTGTATGGAATTGAATTCAAAATACCATTTAAAATTTCATTATCCTTAGTTGTAGGTGTAACATCAACAACTGCCTGAATGCAGGTCATGATCGGTTTCATAATGAGACGAAGCATCCCAATCCACATTAATACTTGTGCTAGTAAACCATATTGACCAGCCAAACCGCTAATAATAGGTGCTAATACTGCTAATAGACTTGATAGATCCATTTTATTTTCCTTGTTTGTTTATTACCTAATTGGACAATCCTTGTCCTTTTAGACATTGTTATTCGGTTACTTCAGTGTAACCGTAAAACTTCGTAATTCGATCAATAAGCTCCTGAATTTCAGGCTTCATGCCAATCATTTCAGAAACGTAATGAGCTACTACGATAATTGGAACGTGATAACACGCCGCAAACGTTGTAATAAATTTGTTAATATCTTTGGGATTTTCTTTCTCTAAGACATGTTTAATAGGGTTATACTGTACTCGGTAATCACCCAATTTGACTTTCATAGTTGCTCAATGCGAACCTTGTCTGCAATTTGGCAGATTTCGCTAGCTTGGCGGAAAGCCTTAGCTGTAAGAGTAAGATTGGTTCCAGTTCCGCTATCGTCTACAACAACCGATCCTAAATACTTACTATCCTTAACGAAGGATTTACCCTTTTCGTCATTTTCTTTTTCGAGCTTATAAAATGTGACACGATAATTACGCATATTGATCTTCGACCTTTGCACAAATCTTACAAAGAGATACTTCTCTAACTACTTCTAAACCTCTACCAAGTTCCTTACCTTGAACAATAACTTCATTTCCTTCATCATTTGTTTCGCGAGTCATTTCAAAATAAATCTTCTCGCGAGTTTGATGAACTCTTTTATTCATTTGTTCTCTTGGTGCTGAAACTTGATCACAATAATCACATCGAAACATGTTATCTCCTAATATTCCTATATTATAACAATTATTAGTTTAAACTTCTAGTATTTTCTTCTAGGAAAATAAGCATCTTCTCTTGGGTCTTGGTTGTCATATCCAAAAACGTCACGCTTGGTTTCATCTATTTGTCTAGCGGAAACACTACTATCTCCACATAGGATACATTTTAGATTTTCCAAGTCGTCCTGATTCATGACAACCTGCGTCCATTCTTTCCCACAATACTTGCAAGTCAGTTCAATTTTAGGCATTAACCTTCCAATACTCTCTTACGAATTTCTTGAAGATTGGTATTAACTAAAATTTTACCATCTTCGAATACAGTTTTAAGCAAACCCATTTCTTCCATTTCGGGTGTACATTGATCATAAGTTAGATAACTACCATCATATTCACTTTGAAATAGAGCGAGTAATCCTTTATGTGACTTCTTTTTGCTATCTGTAATAGGATCTTTCATAAGCTCAAAAGGAACACCATTCACTTCTGAATATGTAGCTTTAATAGCATATGCTTGGTCATCTCTTGAATGATCCTGAAGGAGCAATCCACCAACGCCGATAACTAAATTGCTACTCGCAAATCCATTCTCTTCCATAGTTTTTAGAATGCGTTTGAAACGATCATAATACATGCCATCGCCGTAAATTAGACCAACTTTAGGATTTAGAACTTTATAACCTTTCGAGTTAATTGTTCCTCCAAACTGTTCCCAAAGAAGTTGTAATGCTCCTTTACAATCCGGTTCACACATTGGACCGCAAATATCATTTTTACAATTACATTCATTTGAACCGTTGATAATTTGTTCAGGATCTCCACTATCTGGTCTGAAAACAACTTTACCGTCGCGAGCTAAAATTTCATCCTTCAATTGTGAAGCAAAATTAGTCAAAACGTTCCAGATATTGTAAGTATCAGATACAATACTGACAATACCACTTGGATACAAGCTAAGCATATTTCTAAATGCGTCGAGTTCGTTGTCCCTACCAAAACTGCACATAACTGAATGTTCAGAAGCAGGAACGCTAAGACCGATAGGAAATTCGCCAGCATAATACTCCTTATGAAATGCTACAGCAGGAACAGTGTCAGTTCCTAAAAAATTAAGAAGATGAGCCGCACCAGATAGAGCTGCAGTTTCTTCCGAACTAACACCACGATAGCCAAAGTCATGAACTTGAAAGTTGACATGATCATTGTTATCACAAGTCGCATCTGCATATTCTACACAGAGTTGTCTAAGCTTGTGGCTATAGCTTGCAACAGTAGTAGTATTCCAAAGCTTTAGAATAAGAGATTCGAAAAAGCCAACAACCCATGCGAATTGGGGATGTGTATTGGTCATAGTTAGCAATACATTTTTTACAGGCATAATGGTACCTTCCGGTACAGCCTTAATTTTTAAGGGTAAATAACCCAATTCAACTAAACCATAAACTTTAACTTTGGTTTCTTCATTTGGTTCTACACCTAGAATCATTTTGTAATATTCACAAAATTCATCAGCATCTTCTTTTGTGATTGGTCTAGAAAGATATTCCTTAAGATAATATTGAAGTCCAAAGAAAATAGTGTAAGGGATCTTCTTGTCAGAACGAGTTGTAAGATATGAATATACTTTTGTGGTCCCTGGCTTATATTGAAGCATATGGCCGACCTTGTAAATATCAGTACATAAAAGAAGATTTTTGTTCATTTTACATTTCCTTATTAAAGGTTACAATACGATTCAACCAGTTTTTGAATTCTTCCTCAGTCAAGTCATTTTTGGCTACATTACATATTTTACAACATGCTCTACAATTATTCAAGGAATAACCTTTGGTATTATCTTCTCTATCAATACCATTATATGACCAATTTGTTGTTATTCCTGATTTATCAATAGCAACTAATTGTTTAGGTTCAATACCACAAATATAACAATTAGTTTCTCCTAATTTCTTAAACTCTTCAAACGTCAATTCAAAACACAAATTCCTACGTTCGGCATGATGTTTGTATGTATTATATACTTTTCTACAAGCTGCATATCCCGGTTGTTTAATTTGTCTTTTAGATTTTAATTCTCTATCATAACAACCGCAACTTTTAGATCTTCCTGAAGTTACAGACATTGCTCTAATAACTTTTTCATTACCACAGTCACATTTAAACAACCAAAAATAAATATTACTTGAATCCTTATGAGAAAATTGAATGGAAGTCCATCTTCCAAACTTCAAACCAGGTTCCATGTAAATACGTTGTCTCATTCCCAAACCTTGTACCCATCGGAATTTTTCAACAAACTATTAGTTGTGAAGAATTGACTAATACCAGCAGCTTTCATCTCATCAAATCCTTTAGAAAACAAACCATGTGATACACACAAGCCAATTTCACCAGCTCCATGTTCTTTTAGCTTTTTAGCAGCGGTAATGAAAGTAGCACCACCATCACAAATATCATCAATAATAAGAATCTTTTTATCCTTAATATCAAAGTGGTTTAGATTGGCAATTTCATAATCTGTAATTTCACCAGTGCTTTGGTTTCTAACCTTGTTACCAAATAACATAATTTCATTAATAGCAGCAGCGTAACGATATGCAGCTCCGCGATCGGGATAAAAAAATAAATCTGGTTTAAATTTTGAGTATACCCAATTATGAAAATTTTGTGGACTAATTGAATGAAAGTTTTTGATTAGTTTATGAGCTTGATTACTATGAACGTCAAAACTCTCAATAAGATCGATGTTTTTAGAATTCAACAAGTTAGCAAACGTATTTAATGCAAATGTGAATTCACTTACAACTGGCTTATCTTGACGCGCATAAGGTAAATATGGCATAGCAAGATAAATAAAAGCATCTGGATTATATGATCTTATTAGATCAATAAGCATTAGAAGATGAAAAACTTCTCTTTCATCATTCTCCCAAATAAAATTGATACGAAAATGGCTAAATAAGTCTAACCTACCTGCTTTCCAAAGTTGACTGGTGCCATCTGGAAACTTCGATACTTCAAACGGAACTTCAATGCCATTTGCTCTTAATTTAATCATGTTACCTTTCTTTGAACTGTTACTTAGCCTTGTTTTCCAACGGCTTTTTTCCACTCGCGTGCGACCTTGAGAAAGCTCTCGCTGGAATCGCCAACGCAAACCTTATACATAGCGTCCCCGGCAGCGCGGAGTTGCATAACCTGCATTTGAAACCTATTCGAGTTTTCGCGGGCGTCGTCACGCTCAGCGCGGAGTGCGTCGCGCTCTTCTCGTAAGCGAAGAATCTCGGGCAGCATCTCGTAGGCGCTGGCTATGGCTGAGCGACTAAAACCCGCATTACTCAAGCACCTACAGCCACCATTTGTCCGCATCCCGCTTTTATCTTCTGCAAAGTGACATGAGTTATCGCCACAATCTATTTTCATAAACAAACTCCATTCAATTCGCGCTCAATGAATCCTGCGGGCTGGGGAGTACGAGCTTTCCATTTACCCTCTTTCGGACTCCACCCATACGTTGGTAGAGGGCACCCGCAGGCTTGTTTCCTCTGGGCCGACCTCTCATCGACAGTGACCCTAATTGACCGTTGGAACGGACTGGAATCACCAGAGGTTACAATTTAATTTGTCTCATTCCGCTCCAAAGTCATTTAGGCATTGGCGGACCATAATCATGTTCATACGGAGAAGCTGTTCCTTCTGTTCTTCGGTCCAGCCGTCGCAATACACGTCTATATTGGCTTTCAGGTTCTTTTTGAGCACCTGAACAGCGCCGTATTTTGCGATAAACTCGTCTAAAGATTGGCCCATGATTTCAATACCTCGTTACTCTTTGTGAAAGTGTCTCATCCCCAAGTCCGATGTTTTTCGGCGATATGCTCCATGCCGTCATACTCATCGATGGTGTAATCAACGCCGTCTGGAATCTCGATAATCTTTAGCTCTGCGCACCTCCCGTTAGCTTTGTCGCCAAGGGTTTCGATACACTCAATCAAGAGCGGGTCATGGCGACAATCCGGGCGAGTGCTAAGGACACTTTTTTCGTCGGGAGCAAAAACGGTAATGAAACTACTTCCGGCATGTTTTCCGCTACGATATTCCTGCCACCGTGCCAGTTGAGCTTTATACCCTAAGGTCTTGCCCCGCTCAGCCGTTAAGTCACTCCAGTAGTTTTCGATTGGCGTTACAAATCCTTCAGCTTTGAAGCCGCGTTCATATAACCAAAGCGCCGCCTCCGGGGAGATTGAAAAGCCGCCATAACACTTGTTAATCACTACTTTCATAAATTAACTCCGTAGAATGTGACAATTGCCTAACTTGTAACATCAGTCTATATAATAACAGATAATAGGATAATCATCAAATACTTTATTAATAATTTTTTCGATAATATTCCAATCACCACCAGCAAGTCCTGCACCAATTTTAGGTATAGCAACTGTGTACCCATGTAACTTTGCTACACGTTTAACATTTTCCATACATTGTCTAATAGCATTATAGTCAACGTGACATATACCTCTAGGAAGATATGTGTCTTGAGTGGCACAGTTGGCAATAAAATTATCACCACTACCAATCTTCACATATTGGACATCGCCTAAATTCCAACCTTCATCTTCGTATTTATCAAGATAGTATTGTCTTGCTTTAGGGTATTTTTGTTTGATGATACCAGCAATACCTGATTCGAATTTACCCTGACAATTCACACCATGAGCGATAATGTCAGCATCGGTAGCAAACAAGTCGCCTTTGATATATTTAATCATTTTCAGGTTCCCATCCATAGCTATAGCAAGTCATACACCTACATCCTTTATCCATGTATTGAGGTGGGTCCATACCTGAATCTTCGATAGAAGTAAGTAGTTTATCTGCCTTTTCTTTAGCTTCATCGGCATCAAGATTAAGCTCATAAAGAAAATCAGCAATGAGATTTACAATTTTACTTCGTTTCATTCTTCTTTTCCTTAATTAGAGATTGCTTTGCTTTAGCTCGTTCACGTTTAATTCCAGTACGTTTACCCTTGGTGCTATGATCTCCCCAACCTATTGGACGCTTACCCCAATAGTCCCAACCGGGAGGTTTCTTACCCTTTTTGGTTCTACTCATACGGTAGCAATGTTCTCGTTATTCTTGTAACGTTTTCTCAAATCGAAAAGCTCTTGAAAGAACCAGTCAGGGAAGCCTCCCTTAGCTTTAATGACTTCCTTAGCTTTGATCCATTCCTTCTCAATTTCAAAGAAGTTGTCTTTACCAAACTGAACAACATAGTCGGCTTCACCTTTAAGACCTACAAGATTCACATGCTTTAGAATCTTATAAGTAGGCATGGCTTCATTGTTGTTATAAAACTTGTCAATCACACGATAGTTGATTCCGTTTTCGATCATTTGCGGAATAAACCAACGTTCAAGAGAAAGGACAATGCTTTCTTCCACCATAAGACTTACCTTCTGCTCATGAGTTAGCTTATGATATAATTCGGGAACAGTGGTAACAGCTCCAGTGATTGTACGGACATAAGTTGGCATAGGAAGATCCAATAAGTCAGCAATCATTTCGTGAAGCCTATCGTGAACAACGTACTCAGGAATATGGTACTTGTGAAAGAAGTCATACATATCCTTATTGGTTTTCTTAGTACGTTGCTGAGTTTCAGCTAAACGTTTCTTATAAAACTGAGATTCAAATTCATTAGTAAATTTAAAAGTATCCTGCATCAATTTCAAATCGTATTGATGTTTATGTTCAGGAATACATTCAGCGGTTGAACGTTTAATATCATAAAGATAAGCTAATTCAACAACGTATGTTTCACCGAATGGTGTATTCATTTTCTTTACGTAATTAACAGGATTAGAAAGAAGAACTTCATCTGTAGGATCTAGATGATCGGGATTTCTAATTTCTACAATGGTCCCATTAATATCGTAAAGAATTGAGTAATCAGTTTCTTTAACTTTGTATTGATAATACTCACAATGAAAGTCTACTAGTTCTTCCCTAGTCATAATGAAATCCCAATCGTGCATTTTACGATTGAGTGGAACATAATGATTTAAAGCTTGGCTACCAATTAAAATCATACTTATCCTTCCTCTTTATAAACAACAATTGGAAAGCAAACTGTAACATGACGCTGAACAAACTTTGGAGATAGTTCTTTGTTAACGTAATATCCCTCTAAATAGCTATGGTTAACCCTACTAACATTTGTAGTATGTAAAGGTTGTCTAGTGATTAATCTCCAAATCGCATGTAAAAAATTCTTGTAATGACAAACAGTTTCTACCTGATCAACTTCATATACAGTATAAACACTTCTATTAATATGATTAGTGGACATTTTAGTTTTGTCTACAAACATACTTTCTTGCTCAAGAACTTCTTTAACTGGATCGTGAATAGGATGTTCTGTGTATTGAATGAAATAAGCATAAAAGGAATCACCTGTTACATTCCAGATTCCGTTAGCTTCTTCAGTTTCAATAGTTCCTCTTTTTATACCGTACATATTAAAAACTTGAGGTGTAGTAATCCAAAGCGTCGTCGATTTCACCTGAAGCAAGAGACTCTACAACATTTTTGGAAGTTAGAAGAAATTTATTTTCTGGTGTCCAATTTGGATTAGGACCATATACCCATTCTTTGGTTTCTTCATTATATACGTCAAGTTCTTCATATTCTTCTTCAATATCGCGTAGAAGAACTGCAATTTCGTTAAATTTTTCAATGATTTCCTGTTTAAGTTTTTTAGATTCTTCTCTGGTCATAATCATCCTTAAAAAATGTGGCCCCGTAAGTCTGCTAACAAATACGGATACGCCCTTCCTAGCATAGGCTGCCACACATTTTCATTACTCTATATAGAAATTAACAATTAGAAGTGTAATATTGATCTTCATTATGAGCAACGGTCCAAAGATCGTCTGCAACAATACGTTTTAACATTTGTTTTGCACAAGCAAGAAATTGTTTTTCTGCATCAAAACCTTTGACTGGTTTTTCAACATAGTCGTCGGCTTCTTCATCATAAACTTCTTCGGTACCTTCTGTCAAAACACGAGAACCACGATACTCGTCTTCGCAAGTCATAGGTTCGCCAATGTCTTTAAGCTTAATCATAAGCTGATTAAGAGTATCCAATACTTCACTTTTCAATTCTGAATAATCGGTTTTATTCTTAGCCACAATAAACCTCAGTAACAGTTGGAGTTGTAATATTGATCTTCGTTGTGTTCAGCTTCATATTCACGATCGAGAACACGTTTAGAATATGCTCTTACACAAGTAAGATAAACGCTTTCTGAGCCATTAACACCGGTAGTTTTAATGACAATTTGATTAAGTAAGTCTTTGACTTCGGCTTTAATTTTTTCAATTTCTTCTTTACGCTTTTCGTCCATAAACTCTCCTATTAGGTTATTATATAATAGCAGATTACTAACTTCAACACCTAAAATACTCGGTCATTCCATACCATTCATCATAGGTATATCTAGCACTCTTAGCTGAGTTACATTTCCAACAGCAAACAACACAATTTTCTTTTGTATAGCCTAAATCATTGTTTTTTCTATCTAAATTATAGCTCCTACTAACAACAGAATGATCTTTAGTATCTCTTGTAAAAGGATACCAAACAATCTTATCTAAACAATAGTGACAGTTAACTATTTTTGTATATTCTAAAAAATCTTCATAACTAATAGTAAGATCTATATTTCTTCTCTTACAGCTCTTTTTTAACTCATTATATTTGGCTTCAAATGGTAGTCCTTTTTGAACACATCTTTTACAAAGACCTTTAGATTTCTTTAAATATTGGGTTTGAACACGACATAATTCATCACATTCAAACCCTTTACACTTAAAAATGTAAGTATTTACATATCCAGTACCAGGGTAAAATTTTCTTTCTACAGAGATAGCATCCTTACGATCTATCATTATAATCCACAGACACCGTTAACACATTTATTTTCAACTTCTTCAAAAACAGTTCCTTCATTATCCAAAGCTTCTTTAATATCAACTCTGGTTAGAGGTTGACCTCCGCGAGAACCATCAGGATAACAAGTAAATCCTCTAAGACGTTTCGCATACTTTAATAGGATTTTTGCATTCGATTTTAATGTTTCTTCGTTATTAGTTTCACTACCCCAAGCTGGCAAATTACAAGTACTAGATATAGCCATATCAACGTAATTTTGAACGTCCGCTTGAAACTTAACGCGTTGTTTAAAACTTAGATCGTAAGAATCTTTGATCTTTTCAAGCGGAACACCTTGTTCAAGAAGTCTCTTAACAGATCCATCAACAACATATTGATATACCCAATCTTTACCGCCTTTAAGATAACGACGTTTGTAAGCTTTACAGAATAGCGGTTCAATTCCTGTTGTAGTTTCGGCAATAATACCGATGGTTCCAGTTGGTGCAATTGCTCTAACGCCTTTAGGAACAGACACACCGAGCGTTCTTGCATACATGAAAGCAGCACCATCTGATTCTTGTTCGTAAATACTTAACCACTTATGAAGCTCAGGAGTAACTTCATAATCTTCACCGCGCTGCATAAGCCAATCATGCATACCACCCAAACCTAATCCAATTCGGTTATTCTTGTCGCCAACTTGCTTAATCTTATCATTTGGAACGTCCGAATAAATGCCGCCACAAATTAGAAACTTAGTAGACAAACGAGTGATATGTGCAAGTTCATCTTTATCCTTAATACGATTGATCCAAATTGTACCAAGGTTACATTTATCGCTATCGTCTTCACTAACGACTTCAGTACAAGCATTACGAAGTGATTCATTATCCTTGCGAAAATTCATAGACATTCCAGGTTCTGCAGTACTGAAAGCTTGTCTACAATTTTTCATCCAAATATCTTTAGCGAGTTTGTGTTTAGGATGTTTAGGATCTTCAATAGCAATAAAGAATTCTGTATCATAGATAACAGAGATGTTAGTTAATTCCATTGGAACTGGAAAAGTAAAATCTTTTTCTTTGATCTTCTTAATTTCTTCTGGCCAATCTTTGAGCTTTAAGAACTTTTCAATATCAGAATGTGACCAATTTAATCCTGCCCAAATAGCAGAACGTCTTGCACCACCTTGCATAATGTAACGTCCAGCCTCGTTAACCATATTCATTAGTGCAATAGGACCGGTAGAAGTTCCGCCAGTACGTTTAATAAGAGCGCCTTCTTCTCGGAGTGTAGAGTAATCAAAGCCGATTCCTCCACCCGTCATTAAAGCAGATGTTGCCTTTTGCATGGCGTCTGCCCATTCTTCACGAGAATCTCCAGCTCTAAATAGGAAACAATTATTTACTTGATGTAAAGCACGTCCTGCTGAATATAAATATCTCCCACCAGGAATAAACTTTCTTTCATACATGGCTCTAAAGATTTCTTCTTGTTCTTCTTTAGGGAGAAGTTGACCACATACACTACTAACAACACGACGACAAGTATCTTCCCAAGTTTCTTGTTTATCCATAGAATACTTTTGAAGGAAAATATCTTGTGCGAATTTACTAGAAAAAACATCAAACTCTGTCATAGGTTCCTTATTAGAAAGAGAGAATTGTTTCGGTGGGCCGATACTTCCGAGGCTTACAGGACGTACCGTTTCAAGGCCCCACCCACCAAACTTGATTACATTTTGTATGTAAGATAAACGAAAAATAGCACAACAATAAAACAAGTCATGCTAATGCCTTTGGCGTGCGAGCACGCTTTTCAGTTTCTTCAAACTCAATACCGAGTTCTTGAAGAGTTTTCTTAGCTTTAATTTTAACTTGGTGAAGATTAGCAGCACGTCCTGAAGCAGAAACAGTATCGCTCATATCTTCGATGACATGGTACTCAAGTTCTTTTTCATTGATACGAACTTTGTAGCGAGCGCCATTAGTTGGATGCTGGAACATTTTTACAGATTGGATAATTCCAGGTTCATTAGTTTCAAAATAACGAATACGAACTGACATAAAATAACCTCCGATTGTTAATAATCTAAAGTTATTTTAACAAATTCGTCGTCTAAGATCAATATTAAACTTTCATAATCAAGATTTAATTCACTAACAAGGAAACTCAAAAGTAGATTTCTAAACCTCTCTTTAAGGATTTCCTCATACATTTCAGGATATTCCTGAAACAAAGAGCTATAATCATAATGCATGGAAAGCTGATCTGTGATGTGGTCTTTAATCTCATCTCTATTATTAATTATAAACTCAGCTATATCGTACTTCAATTGTGACATAATTTAGGTTTATTGGTAGTGTAGACGGTTTTTGCTTTAAGCGGCACCGGCATCCGCATCTACACATTCCAATATTCCTATTATCACATGCTTCTATCCTAACTTCAAGCTGAAAGCTGTTTCAGTGCGTCGGAAATGATTTCAGCTTCGGTCATGTTCAAGTCAGAAGGTACAACAATCTGAACTCCAAACCCTTTACGGATTGGTACGTAAAGAATCTTATTAGCCATGTGAACGGTGCCAGTTTCAGTTTTAACCTTGGGTGCTTCCACTTTAGGAGCTGGAGCTGCCTTGATCTTAGCTTTACGTCCACGACGCTTCTTAGGCGCTTCAGTACGCTTTGAAAGACTTTCAAGGTAAAGTTTCCTCATTTGTTTAGCTTCATCTCTAGCACGAATGAACGGCGAAAGCACTGAAGGATTGGTATAAGACAAGTTACCAACGTCGCGCATAGAATAATGGAATTCGAAACGATCTGAATTACCTTTGCGTCCAAAAATCAAAGCGCCAACCTTAAGTTCATCAAGACGTTTGAAGGTATAATTAAAATCTTCATCAACAACTTTCAATTTAAGTTGGATCAATTCATTCTTAAACCGAGGAAGTTCAACGCTATGGGTGTGTCTTTCTCTCACTGCCAACCGGTAAAGAACGTTCTTAGCAGTTTCACTTGACTCAGCGAGCTTTTGAATCTCTGGTCCCATTTTACTCAGGGCTTCTGGAACATTCCGGTTTTCGATTTCTGCGATGTGATTCTTGATTACTTGGCTTACCATACTATTTTATCTCCTATGTTTTAGTTATCGCCAATCTTTTGACTAGCTTGATATTAGTTATAAATTACCCAATACAATGCGTCAACATCTATTTTTAATTATTTTTTACACAAATAGATTCAATGACTTGTACGAAAGTTTCATACTCAAAAGGTTTTTGAATGAAATGTTCAACTCCTAATTCATGCATTTTTTGTCTAGCAAAAGAAGCGGCGCTGATAACTACAGTGGGTATTTTCTGTTGTTTAGCGAGTTGAATAATAGGAATAGCAACGTCATCTAGATATAGGTCAGCAACTAAGAGATCAAAGTGAACACCTTTTAATATCGTTAGCGCATCCTCAAGATTATTCACCGCATAACATCTTGCTTGACATTCCATTTCTATAACAGTTTTAAGTACATCCAGCGTAATTTCATCATCTTCTACAATAAGTACATGCATAGAAGTTACACCTAACACTTTTCATACCTTATAGAAACAAAAATCCCCAAGCTATCAGCATAACTTGGGGACTTATGTCAACTAAAAAAATCTATTTAGTTTTGGTATTGGATTAGCACCTCATCCATCGATACATCGGTATGAGCATTAAACGGTGCAGGGATAAAAGCGACCATCTTATCCACATCCAGTGTAACTTCCGTTCCCGCTGGAACCATTACTTGAACACCAAAGCAATTATATGCAATAGGTTTAAGTAATTTTGCCTTGACAACAACACTTACATCCTGTACATCCAGGTTCAACATACGCACTCCTTTACCCTTAGTCCTAAAGGGTATGATGTTATTCTCTACACTTTGACTATCATTGTCAACTACTCTTAACATACAGCTTACCTCCGTGTAAGCTTCTTGGTCATATGTTAATGAAACAGCCTATTCAGACTAGCGTCAATGTTTTTTAGCGAAACTTTTCTTTTTTTCTTCCCAATATGCAACGTAATCTGTGACACGCTGCGGCTCAACTTTCATGATTGAACCAAATTCATTTTGGATACGAAGATAGCCAACGTAACCATGTTCGGTTGACACACCAAGATAAATACCTTCACCGTCTACATGTCCATAGTGAAGTCCTTGGACCATTACCTTTTGGTCTTTTTTGAATTGACTCATAATATTTCTAACATCCTTGACGTATGGAAAAAGATGCGGATACTTTACGTGCTCAGCGTTCTTAATTCCATAATTGTAGCAAACGAGATAATTGATATCATCTTTGTGTTTGCAATATTTCTTATTCCAAGCGAGATGCTTAATCCCAAGTTGGATATTAGTTTTAGGATTAAAGAGTTCTTTCTTGGTTTTATTAGGAAAGGCACTAGGCATAAGTTGGAACAAACCAATCTCACCCTTGGAACCAACCGCATCAACTCGAAATTGACTTTCCTTTTGAGCCACTGCTACAGCAACGTTTGGATCGATTCCATACATTCCCGAGTAATAAGTAATCAATGCTAAGATAGCTGCGTTCATTCCTTGCCATCGTCTTTCCTTCCTTGTTTTTGTTACACGTTAGCGTAACTTACCAAGTTACAGTCATATCCGTATGAACCGTAAACTTGCATTTACTCTTATCTGTCGTTTCGTAGTAGCCAGGACTAATGGTTGCTAAAAATCTTGCTCCACCATCTTCGAAGTAACCAACTAGAGTTCCGTTTTCCAATCTCAACAACACTTCATTATAAGTGTTAGGAGTTGTTCCACATGGATCAATGATTTCTTTAATCGAATAAGCAGTCGGAAGAGCATTGATACCGTTAGTACCGTTTAAGCCATTCGTTCCGTCTTTTCCATCGACACCATCTTTACCGTCGGCTCCGTTGGTGCCATCAATCCCATCCCTACCATTTAATACTAATACGCTAGTACCATCTGTGCAAGAAATAATTGCACCATTATTAGCTTGTTGGACTGTACACGAAGATCCGTTAGCGCCAGTAGGTCCGGTAGCACCTGTGACACCTTGGACACCCTGTTCACCTTGCGGACCACGGCCACAAGCTACTAACAATAAACAGATAACAATTAACGAGTATTTCATATTAATCCTTATTTAAGAACCATTGTGAGTTCGCATATCAACAAACCTGCAATTGCAAGACAAAAATATTTCCAGTTAGGTTTGACTGAACAACCAATCATTCCACCACCGAAAAAACCTAATAGACATTTAGCCATTAACAAAGCCATACAAACTCCTTATTAAAACAATTCGTCCAAATCATCATCGCCATCTAGACCTTCAAGTTCATATTCGCTACCAAACTCTCTATTCTCTAGCTCTTCCATGATCTCTTCATAATCAGGATGATTGCTATTAATGTATTCGTCTTGTTCGTTTGTAATAGTAATCTTATCAAACTCGACATGCCATGTGCGACGATCAAACTCATCTAGAGATTTGGTGCCATCGATTTCAACAAAGTACTCATGGTCATTCACGTCAACAAAAACATGTTCGGTAAAGCTATAACTATTTCTCATAAATCACTCCTTTGATTTGTTATTAGTTTATTCTAGACCTTCAAGTTCATCTGAACCTAAGTTGAAATAATCCCAATCGCCGTTATCTTCTGGCAACACAGGAACACAATCTTCGCAATTCAACCAACGACCTTGTTTAGAGATATGACCACACTTCGCCTTGCGAACGGATGATTCAACAAAGTCTTTTTTGACGTATTTACGCTTTTGTTTCGTTTCCATGACAACTCCTCCGAATGAGTTATTTAAGGACGACTACGTTATTTGATATGAGATTAAAGAATGATTTATGGGCAACAATGGAGCTGCCCGACTGCAAACGTACTTCAACAATATCGCACTGAACACTAACTACGGTTCCAACAATTGAACTATCGATTTTAACGCTAACAAGACTTCCAGTTCTCATTCAATACCCTTTCTTGGATAAGGTTAAGATGCTTCATTACATCTTATACTATTAGCTTATCTAACTTATTGTCGGCTGTCAAATTTATTTTTAATTATTCTTCCTCATTTTCAGCGATGACTTTGAAATAACCATCTGGTTGGATTGACTCCATAACAAAATCATCTACCAATTGATTTACTTCTGTTTCGGTCATATCATGTTCAAGTGTAAATTCGTCTTCCATATCACAACCAACAAAGTTACAACTTGCAAACATTTTAATCTTAGTTCCTTTTTTATAAATCTTTTCCATGCCACCCTCTTGTTTTTTTATTAAAAATATGTTATTATTAACAGGAATTAATAGTTAGCTACCAAGTACCGTTAGCTTACTTGATAGGCGAAGCTCGTAAGCGTAGCCGTTAGCTTTCATATCCGTTATTAGTGTATTCTTTTCAATCATACAGTACCAAAGTTAAATTTGTAAAGCCCTTTTAGTGATTTCCTAGAACAAATAGATAAAGAACAAAAAGCCAACAAGTACACCTAGCTTTGGATTAATTAAACTAAATCCGTAAACTATACCAGCTAACACTGCACACCTGATAGCTAACAGAGACAATTTAACAATCATATCAATCCTTTCGACGTGAATACGTCAATTGTGGATATGCGAAGTTAAGCAGCTTTCTTTTTCTTTTTAACAGGATATCCTTGAGCTTTCTTAATTCTGTCTTTACTTGGCGCTTTAAGAACTTTTACGTTAACTTCATGATCATAAGCATATCCAAGTGAGTAATTTAGGATTGCATCTTTTACTCTATCGGCTTTAGCTTCGTAACCATCAGCTACCCAAGTTTCATCGATTTCAATTTCAACAACCCATTTAAATTTTTTCATAATTATTCTTTCTCTACTTGAATTTCGGTGATTATATCATGATCTTGAATAAATCCAATGTGAATTTCGTACTTCATTTTAACGTGCTTACCAACCAGCTCTTTAAGTCTGCTGTACTCATAAACACTAGAATGTTTGTAACATCCCAATGACTTACCGTGATCGGTTAAACAAACATAGACACCTTGAACAAACGTGGTTTCAGTTAAGCTAACACCACTAACAAGACCAATGACCTCTCCCGTATGAACAGGACTAGAACAACCGACAAACATCAAACTTGTGATAACTAAAAGTGTTTTCATAAAGCTCCTTTTAGGATTTACTTCTTCCATTCTCTTTTAATAAAATTAGGCGTCCAAAATACAATTCTTTCAATTTTGTTCTGTTCAAGAATTCCAGTGTGCATATATCTAATAACTATATTATCCGATGCATATTGAAACGCCATAACATGAAACAACCAACCAAAAACAAATGCCATAAATACTTTCATTGTTTTAACTCCTCTGTGTTCACAAAGGCATTAACCGACAATCCCGATCCAGTACTATCTAGCGTAATGGTGCCAGACTGTAAAGTATAATCCTTAGTGGTGCTACCATTGCAGTCAACGAAGTTCATTACATTAGCAGTATACCAAAGGTATCGACAGGTCATTGAATTAAGTTTAATGTAAACTGTTTTACCTGATGGACTAGCTCCATTTGTAACTGTTACACTTGATGGCAAGTGAACAATAGTTTTAACACTAAATCCGTTAACATCTGGTCCTAGCGTTGTACTATTCATATTGTACGTCTTGCTAACAAAAACCTCTGTAGGAGCTGCTGCAGTGTCTCCAACTGGCAACACTGAGCTGCTAGGGGCACTGCCGCAACTTTGAACTGCTATTGCCATGACCATACCAGTCCAATATACTAAACAGAATTCAATGAATTTCATAACTACCTCTTAACCTTTAATGAGTTTTTTACCATGACAACTACATTCAGTTTTATAATCAAATTGATCAGTATGCATATAAACTCCTTAATTAGTTCTGTAGATAAAAAATTGACCTTCTTCGTTCTCTTCACCGTCATAGGACGAAAGAAAGTGACCACGACCGTCTGAACGAATTGCATCGTTAACAAAATGATCAACGTCATCAAGTAAAGCCGTTAAAGCTTTGTTGTTACTTTCACACTTACCATTGTCTTGAATTGCCTTGATAACATCTTCGTCAATTCCTTCTTTAGCGTGAGACGCTAGGAAGTTTGGATTAAAAGCCCAAACACTATCAAGAATATATTCTCTAGTTTTTTCATCAGCTTCCGAATCAGTCAACACTAGATACTCTTCACGGCCACACGAAAAACTATTTTCATCATAGCTAGATTGTTCTACACCTTCGGTGCCATATCCCAAAAACTTAGCCAATGCTTCTTGTTTAGTCATAATCTTTCCTCATTTCTTACCATACTATAAAGCACATCTTGTGCCAAGGAAAACCCTAACGATTCCTTGTTAGGTTATTAAGAAACCTTGTATATCTTACAGTCAGTGTATAATCCTTACACACTTTTTAAAAGAGAGAAGTCGATCATCCTTAACCAACTTCTCCCATATCTAAAGCCGAAACAAGGAAATTAAACGGCTTCAGACAATCTTGTGTTAGAATAATAAAGCTCCGCTTCAACCTTCTCGATCCAATAAGAAATTTTAGCAGTATGCTTCAGGCGTTTAGCTTCATCTTTGATGCTATTAGCGATATTCCATTGCTCCATTAGCATATTGTGATTAGCTTCAAGCTCCGCTTTGCGTTGCATCTCTGCGTTGCGCTTAGCGATCAATTCGGCTGCCTTTTTTTCTTTTTCCTTATTGTTGAACATAACCAACCTCTTTAAGAATTCGCTTAGATAGCATCCTGTTAACAATGCGCTGGTGTGGTATTGCTACCGACTTAACGCCGTTAGAGTAAACCTTGTGCTTACTAGAGCGTACTAGGTTAAACCCTAAACCCCTCAGAATCCGTTCCAAGTCGTTAAACTTCATTTTTTGATTACTACCTATGCGAGCCTAACAAGCATCCACTAACCGTTCTACGTTGCTTGTTATGTTATTAGTATATTGCAGCAGATATGCCAGGACACACCCTCTTAACAATCGTTATGATTCAATGCTTTATAAATTGTTAAGTGTTAAGATTAGATTGAAAATTGACGATCTTTTAGCCACTGAACATTTCTTTGACATCGCCGGTACTACTAAATTAAAATTGTAAAGCCCCTTTAAGGGTTTCCAAAAACAAAAAACCCCACCAGCAATTAAGCCGATAGGGTCTTTCGTGGAGCAACTTTTAAAATTGCGTTTAAAATCCTTCATCAATCCAATTAGTTTTAGACATCCAATCTTTTACAGTTTCATAACCCAATGTTTTAACGTCAACCCAACCAATGCAATTTTTATGATTATCGTATACCGCCATAACATAACCATGACCACGCAAAGGTACATATTTATGATTTGTCTGAATTGATTTAATCTCAATATCGGGTATGATTATAGTTTTTGTAGTAAACGCTAAATCCATAAAAACTCCTTAAGCTGATTTAATTGGGATAACGTTTTCGACGTTGCCCTGTTGAATCTCACGCTCTAGACGTTTTTGCTCTAAGAACTTGCGGCGTTCTTTTAGGCGTACCAATCTGCTAGCGCGTTGCTCTTCAGCATGTTTAATACCATCCTTAATTGCACCTTTCGATACCTTTACGCCGATTTTAGCGAGGTTATCAATATATTTTTGCGCTCTAAGAATATCGCAATTGTGCGGTTTACGTGCATATTTTTTAGCTACGATAGCCTTACCCATTAAATCAGCTGCGTGAGCTGCAGCAATATCTAGACGCTGTAAGCCGCTAGGCGCTGCAATTTCGATATATTTAAGACCTAAAAGATCTAACATATACCCAGTTTTATTGATATGCATAGACGTTTGCATACTATAGCGATAGGTATTCAATACTAGAACACCTTTGATACGTTTAACCATAACCCACCAGTTATAGGATGTACCATATTCGTTAATCATATCAACCCAACACGAACCGGAAGAGTTACGAAAAATACCCTTAGTTTTAATGAAACGAAGTTCAAACGGATTGCCATTGATCATGTTATCAGTCAATCGCTCAATGTAACCGCGACTAGGTTCTTTATCGTCAATCTCACGATGTAATTTTTCTTTTTGAGATTTGCGATATTTTTTAACAGCGTTGTTATATTTTTGGTTTAATGATTCAAGTTTCGTCATAATATTTGCTCCTATTATTAGACTATAACAGTTAGATTTTAAAACTGATTGTGGATAAAGATCGTTTTAAAACCGTCTCGCTCTGCAGTGTTTAAAGCATCTTCTAGCTCATATTCACTTGGCATTAACAGGTGAATACCTTGTTTAGCTTTAGCTGCGTTATCCTCTGCAGGGACAAAATAAACCGTTACACCGATCGATTTAGCATCTAAAATGAGTTTAGTTAAGTTATACATAATTGCTCCTGTTAATTATTCCCAAACAATACTAAGAACAAAAACCGCGATCATTGCAATTCCAAACACACTCAATTCATTAGCCGTAAAGATAAGTTGCGAAGTCATATTTTTTCCTTTCGTTAGTATCTAATACCAATCTAACCTAATAGACGCGTTGCGTCAAGCAACAAATAGCGATCAAGACAAAAAATAAGAAGTTACAAAAATAATTCCAACTAAAAAACAAATCAATGCTTCTCGTTTGTTAGTCATATTAACAACCAATTCCCATGTTAACGAGTCTAGCCAAACTAATGCGGCGTGATCTCATATGAGCCTTGCCATGTAAATCCATCCAATTGATAAGAAATCTTTTGTAGAACATCATATGTTTAGCTCCTTGTTAATAACAGAATAACCTAACTAACACTGTGCGTCAACAATTATTTAGCGGATCACTTTTACTTGAGCAATATACTTATTAGATGCTGCTGAATAGTAGGCGGACAACACTTGAATAACAACACCTTGAAACTTGAACAATTGACCTTTGATTAGTTTTTGCTTAGATGTTATATTTTTCATACTACTATACTATTGCAGCGAACGTGCCACTAATAAGCTAATAAGATTAGGATGTGTCATTTTTAAATAGTGGCGATCTTTTAGACGGTGAATAAGGCTTAGACACTAAATATCCTTTGTTGAGACTAATAAAGTCACATTTTTTATTAGATCCTAATAAGAAAAGTTTAACTATCTTTGCGTCAAGTTCTGGCATATAAGTGTAGCCTTTGAATAGTCTTAAATACCATTGCTTAAAAATATTCATATTAAACTCGTTTTTCGTCTTCAGGATGTAAATAATAATGTAACTCTCTTAAATCGGCCATTGTAAAGTTATCATCTAAACCTAATTCCTTAAGCTTAGCTCTCAATTGATCTCTTTTCCAATTGAGTCTAGAGCGTTGTAACATAATTGGTTTAGCTGCCAATCTAAACAAATTGTCTTTATTATACAACTCAATTAAGTTGATAGAATTTTCAATACATGCGAATGCCGGACACAATTTGTGACATCGTTTTAATTTAGGCATGTTAAGCGGCCTTTAAATAGGATTGAATAAATTCAACTTGATTTTCTGGGAATGTTCCATGCTTAGCGAAGTATTCAGCTTGACCTTGTACCTCGGCCATAATGATAGCACCTAATGCATCATTCTTTAGCGCGTTAGCTTGAAACTTAGCAACTAAAATCTCACCTTCTAGCGTGAAAGGTGCATTAAGTTTGAGATGCAATGAGTCATGCCACGCACGAAACGCATGATTGACTGCAGCATCTCCATAGATTGTTTTATCGCTAGCACCCGACCAAACGGTTAGAATGCTAACAACGTTTGACTTGAGAGTTTCAAACGTATCTGGAGCTACATCGCTAACGTTATAAGTTAGCTTGTTAGCGTGTTGTATAATTCGTCTATTCAGTTCATTTGAGATTGTCATAATATTAGGTTATAACGAATGACTAACTGCGTCAATACAAAATCTCATAATAAAGAACAAAGGAACAAAAAACGGATAAACCGTAAAGCTTAAGAAAGTGTTAGCGTCTTTATCATGGAGTTTAAAAGCTACACCGAAAATGAACATGTAAATGAAAATCATAAACAGCTCCTTATTTAGCTAAACAAAGGTCAATGAGCATGGCTTGACGTTGAGAAAGTGTTAGAGCGTCTAAATTGACCCACTTCTCATCGATAAAGTAATAAAATTGTGGATGAGTGATTTTGAGCTGCTTAATAGTTTCGGCTGCATCGTAGAATGAAACATAACTACCAAGTTTTTTAGCTGGAGCATCTTGGTTTTTAGCAACGTAAACAATATGTAAAGTCATAATGTTCTCCTAATAACAGACTAACACACTAAGTTATTAAGTCAATACTTATTCCGAGATCAAACGAATAGCGGCTTCAATGCTAGTTGCTCCGCATACCATATCACCATTACGATTATAAATCGTGATATTTCCATCTACAACCGTAAAGGCTTGACCTGTTAGCTTATTTTCATAGAGCGTAACAAGGTGATTACTAGCAGACTTATATTGTGAGATTTTGAGTTCAACACCGTTATTAGTTGTAAGAATTGCGTTAGTCATGCCATATTATATTGCTAAAGCCATGCCAGTTAACAATCTAATAATATCAAGTGTCCACGATAGTGAATATCCTAAAAGAGTGTATATCTTTCAGACAATGTATAATAGTTACACACTAGCTCTATAGAGTAGTTTACCATTATAAAAGAGAGCTATAATGCGATTGTTAACTGTTATGGTTTCAAATCCAATGCCTGTGAGTTCTGAATATCTAGTGTTGTTCATGTTAGCTTAATAATGCTAAACTTATGCCATTAATAACTACTGTTAGCTATTAGCTTATTAAGTTTAGAATGAGTAGAATGATTGGTCAATGTCTATTAGTTAATTAACTGGGTTGATGAATATAAAGTGTAGCAATTGACTAGGTTAGATGGAAAGTGTGGTGTGTTAGTAAAGTGTGAATTGACATAACTTTCCCATCAATTCACTTTATTAACCATTCTAATTCACTCAGGTACTACAAGGTATCTTATATTTTATTTATTAGCTGGAGTCTGATAATGGTTATTATGTTTACTTGACTAGTATGCTTCTTGCTAATGCATTATCTATTCCAGCTACCTTGGTGTGTGCCTTGGCATCACCTTTGCTTATTAGCAAGTAGTGTACCAAGAAAGCTAACTCTATGTTATTACAGGATTGTTAAGCAATCTAAACAAAGTTAAGAAAACTTAACAGTGTTAAAATAAATTAACAGTGTTTAGAAATGTTAACTACCAGGGGGGCTAGGGTTAACTTTTACCCTTGTTAAATTTGCATACATAAGAAACACTATTTGTCTATTTTTTAGACTTAATAACGTGTTATTTAATAATTTGCTACTACAATTTTTTGGGTAGCAAGTTGTAGAAGTTAATAACTTAATGTGTTAGTTTTGAGGGGGTTATTGATTTGTTAGGATGTTTGAAATTAACCTAAGCTTCAGGACGTAGTAATCCTATCTATGGTAGAATTAATAACATTCTTCCACATTGGATTTTCAGATTAGCTTACTTGGAGAGTTTCAGCTAATAGGCTTTGTGCTTTTAACACCAACTATCACGAAGAATAAGCAATATAACCTACAATGCTTGCTTATTATATCTTTGGACCTTCCGCTAAGCACTTAATGGGTCGTTGCTTAGTGATCTTAGGATGTTTAGTCCTACCCGCGATCTCTATCCCTTCTTGAGAACCTTCATTCTCTCAATAAGTTCCAAGGCTTTTTTAACGGTTCCAAAGACCTTCATACTAAGTTGTTAATTTGGATAGATGGTCTTGGTATTCTATTAAAAACTTATTTAAGCTTTCAATATCATAGGCTTTTACACGAAAAACCTTATAGTAACGTTTTTTGTAATATTGGTCTTTTTTCCAGTCGTTAAACATTACTTCTTTGAGGTTATGGATGCTCCCATCAATCTCGATAACATAGCGTAATCGTTTATTAATTACGTCGGGGATGAAGGGACCAAAGGGTACATTAAAACTATCAAACCGGTGGGGTTTATAGTGGGTTAAGAACCAAACCTCTGATTTAGGTGTGTTCTTCTGGAGCTTGTCGGCATACTTCTCTATAGTGGACTTAACTTTACGCTTCTTCTTTTTGCGCTTAGGCTGTTTATATAACCAAGTGTTATAAAGAAGTTTAGACATATTAGTACCAATAGATAATATTTGTACCACTAGGATAATTTTTTATTTTATATCCTAAAGATAATAACTTCCTTACTATCTTCTGTAACACCCTTGCCTGTACTACTCCATCGGTAATATGGTTGACAGGAAAGCTGCGTGTGGAAATAGTGGTGTGGCCCCGCTCAGCATCATGTTTAATAATCTCATAGGTAGCTTCTAGGGCACCAGGATAAGCTTTCAACACTTCCTTGGCCTGATCCCTTAGCCTTTGGTAAATAATGCTTCTGGCGGTCTTTCTGGCTTGTTCTGCGGTAATCATAACTTACTATTAACCTCCTCGACAATATTACTACAAAGATCGTCGGCATACATAATAAGTTGGTGATCTACTTCAAACATACAGGAATATTGGTTATTCTTGCTACCTTTAAGTTTATAAGGTATATCATTCCAAAAAGCAGTAATCCTGTTTGCTTGAATATAAACCTGTTCTTTAGTAGGTTTAGTATTATAAGTGACACCCGGTTTAATAACAACCACGAAAGTTGCAATAATTAGAAATTTCATGAATTAACCTTTTTCAATTCATTAAGGATTTGAGTTAATAATGCAAGCACTCTTTCTTGAAAACAATTATCACAAAGAGCTACATTGTTTTTATGCCAACACGTATTATTATTCATTTGTCATTCCAATCAATGTTAATAATAGGTACTGCTATTGGACAACGTTTCATATGATCCAAATGGGCATTTCTAGAATATTTGTTTTGGAGATATAGGAAGTTAATAACATCAAGGATGATGTTCTCTTGTTGGTGGGCTTCTGTTTGATAGCAGAGGTTTTGCCATGCATTGTACATAATAAATCCGTCCCCGCATTTATTTTCTTCCATGGCCTTTTCGGTGATATAGTCTATAATCTTTTTCATCGTTTCTCCCTCGATTTACAAGGACATGAGTATTCTTCTTGATAGGCAGTTCTAGCAACACCGCTACCTAGACAGTTTGGACAAATGTTAGTTCTCTTGTCCTTATACTTTGGTTTTCGAACACCATGCTTGCGATAGGTTTTCTTGTTCTCACCCTTGTTTGGACGACAAAGAGGACAATGTAAGTTTAACCTACGTTCCCTATCGTCTACAGTGTTATTAGTGTTCTTCTTATCTTTTTTCATACTTTAGGTTTCCAAAACAAAAGAATCGGCCAACAAATAACCGAAAGAACATATCCACAAAAGAAATGAATTCGTTGTGGACGTTTAAATAGCATAGGTTGATAGGGTTTGTTATACAAATCCATATAACAAAACATGGGATAGAGAAGAAATCCTATAGCTAAATAAATTTTTAATACTAGCATATAGAAGATAATAACACACTAATAAGCAAACATCAACACCTATAAATATTAGGATTGATGTTGTACTTCTCACACATCTTTAGGAATGTCTTTCTAGACACACCTACTTCTTTAGATGTTCGGGATATGTCGCCCGAATGTTTCACAAGCAGCTTCACTAGGTAAACGATCATTGCCTTCCGTTGGCTTTCGTTCATTTTCTTTCACTTTCTCTACAGCGCGAGCGAAGAGTTCCCATTGCATCGCGTTACATTTTAGACAAGTACGGCTAGGTACATCGTAAGGATGTTCAGTACAAAAAATTGTTGCCATACACTTAGAGTAAAGTGATTTAAGATTGAGTCAAGCTTTTTTGTGTTTAACTTTGCGTGTGTAACCGCGAGATGAATGCGGTCGGCTAGGTGGAGCTACCGGCTTACGCATAACTCCAATGCTGAAGTGAATAGCCATGCAAGCTCCGCAACGAAGCGGCGGGGTTTTACCTGTATAACGTGGATGATCCTTACAACGTTTCATATCAATCCTAACTGCTCCCGCGCCTATTGCGCGGAAGCGCACACTGGTCAAACAGGGATAGCTATTAATTACCAGTTGTGCTTATTTAAACAAAATCCTTCATCTCTTCTTTTAATAACGTTCCGACTTCGGATAGTGTCTCTAATTGTTTAGGTTCTAACCATGCGGCAGTCACGGCGTCTGTCTCTCGCTCAACACCATCCTTACCCTTAGCAAAGACATATGCGTATTTCATCACGCGCCAACCATCAACAATAGATCCGTTAATAGTGAAATAAGGAGGTTTCATTTTAGATATTCCTCTACTCGTTTCATACGTTCATCGTAATAAATTTTAGCGTCAATTTCATCAATGTCTAAACCCCAAAAGAAATCATCCCAAAGAGTTTTACAACGTTCACATACTTCAATAAGTCCGGCTTGTGAATGAAGATGTCCTAGCCATGAAGCTTTACTTTGATTACCGCCAAAGTTTTTCCACTTATGACCAACGAAGAAGCAGATTACTTTTTTCATTTTTTACTCTTCTTACTAATAGCAGAGTTATATCCCATTTGATAACCATCGTGGAAATAATAGAAGTCATCTTTTTCGGTTGTATCTCCATCTTCAATCCCACATATGATACATCTATCACCAGCATGACCGGGAGTTTCCCAAAAGTTATGTTCACATTCCATTTGGAAGTCGCTAAGATCTTTTAATCCTTGCCAAGCTTCTAGGATTTGTTTCTCTAATCTACTCATAATTAGTTTGTTCCTTTGTGAACGGATGTTCTGGTCCATAGAAATCGCTATATACAGCTTTTCTTCCACCGCGATCACGCTTAATCCAGTCGTCAAACTCATTGATAGTTTCAACAAGTCTATCATCGGTCATAATGCTATTCATATCGTCCTGAAGACAGGTGTCACTCGACCCACTGGTAGTTTTCATAAGATACTTTACCGCGATTTTGTACGCGAACACATCCCATACATTAAGACGCTCGCCGCAAGCGGCTTTAATAAGTGGAGGAAGTCCAATATGAATAGCGTAAAAATCCTTGGTAAGAAACTTAAATCCTTTGAAACGAATGAAACTATCTGAGGTATTATAAAACCAGAAGTGCCAGCGAACGTAGCTTCTCATCTCTTGAAGCTTGTCTTGCATTCCTAAGTTTCTAAATAAAACCACTGCGCCAATAAAGTTATCAGGACTGTTCTCATCATTGTGAGTCGGATACCGACGATATAACCCAGGTTTAATAGTGAGAGATTCGACAGCTTTCAAAACGGTCGGTCTATATTTTTCAGCGTCATCGAGCGCCAAGAAGCGTGTTAGTCTAGCTGTGTATAAAAGAAGGTTGTCGCGTCCACCATCTGGAGCTGTAATTAGTCCGGTTTCCTTATCAATGTAGGGTGCCATTTGTTCTAGAGTAATCACGTTAGCTCCTACCGAGTAGCATAAAAAACAATTTACCAAAACCCCAACAAACACCACTGAAGATAAGTAGGCCAAACAATCCCTCAACTCGAACTTTCGCTTTGGTCAATGTACTAAGTAAAATAATAATTGCTAAGCCAACAAAAAATTCTTTCATGATTTAACACCATCAAGTTTTGCTGCGCTATGTAGTCGGCAATACGGACACTCTTCGCTCATTTGCCAGTTACCACCATAAGCATAATGACCATGAGTCTGACATTGCTTAAACATGCCAGCCCAGAAATTACGTAGCCCATAGTTCTGCGTGAGAATATCTTGGGCGGCCTCAACAAGCCTCGCATTTCGTTCGCGCTCTTGCTTGAGTTCTCGGACATGCCTAGCTGCTTGTAAACGGATGCGTTCGTTACAGGCTTCAACTTCGGCCTTGAGCGTGTCGCGTTCTTCTTTCCAAGAAATACTTAAGTCATACCAAGCGAGTGGGTTACAAAAGGGACAGAAATCACCACGTTGACATCCACATCCTTCGATCATTATTTCTTCTCCGACTTCTGAACTACATGAAGAGCAAGTAAAACGTTAGCAACAGTATTAACATCCGTAGAAGCTAATTGTGCAACTCTTGCTAGTTGAGAAACTGTTTCGCCATCAAGAAGTACATTAACCTTCTTCTTTTTCTTCTTAACGGACTTCTTGGGTTTTTTATTAGTGTTGCTACAATAGTAATAGTCTTCACCTGTACAACTGCAAGGAACATCGTTACAAAGTTTCATTGGTATCTTCCACCATGACTGTGTTCAATTTGGTTAAATCTACGGTCTACACAATAAGGAGTGTCTTTATTCTCATCTCGGAAGCAATCGATGTTGACTGTTGAACATCCTGTAATAGCGAGCAAACAGACAAACAAGATAATACTACGCATTTCCGAATACCTTCCTTACTTTTCTGTTAAGATCCTTCATAATTAAGAAAACTTTTGCTTCACTGTAGCCAAGAGTTTCCCCAATTTCCTTATAAGTGAATCCCCATTTGTGATAGAGAGTCATCATTGTGCGTTCTTCACCCTTAAAACTGTTTAAAATTCGGTTGAGGTCAACTTCATGTTGATCAAAAACTTCAGTATCCATACTTTCCTCCCATTCAACAGCCTTATTAAATCTAAAAGTTTCGTTTTCGTGACGACTATCTCCAAATTCGTATCTAATATAATCGATAAAAATTTGAGAAACTTTACCTTTTCGACCACCAAGATACTTTTCAAACATAAATTGTTTAAAATCGTCAACATGATCTAACAATCCATAGCCTTTAGCTACAGCATGTGCTGTTCTTGTTAGCTTGTTAACTACATTTTGGTCGGTCAGGTCAGTCATTCTTCACCATTCTCTCTTAAGATCTTCGATTAACTCTCTATTTTCTTTAATAATGCTTTCAATTTTTAGTTTAAACCTATAACAATCATCACAAAAATCGTCTTCTTTTACTCTGCTAATAGAAGCAGGCATTTGGATAATCTTTTCACATTGGGAACAAAGTTTAGCGTTCATATTTTTTGTATAAAAGTTCAATATATCTGAAGTTACTATCATCTAGGTAACGTTCTTCTTTTATTGATCCGTCATTATTAAAATAAACATCCTTATGTAGGTATTTTTTCTTACCAACATTTACAATTTTAATACCAGTAGTTATTCTTTCCCATTCTTCGCGCTCGTGATCGATAATAAGAACATCTCCCACTTTAAATTTGGGACCAATATTAAAGAATCTCTTCAATCCAACCATTAGGTGTTGAATAAATGACTTGAGTAATTCCATAATCCCTAAGCATCTCCGTACAAACTTCACAAGGTTTTGCATTTGCCATCACTCCATTACGATGTTCACGATAAATTACCATCGTACAGTCTTTAAGAATTGATTTATTTTTAATTTTAAACAAGGCAGACATTTCAGCATGAAGAGTTTTGAGGTCAGAATACTTTTTAATCTTTGGATGTGTCTTTGTTTGGTTATTATATCCGAAAGAAATAGGGCGACCACGATGTAAAATCAACGCACTGAGCTTGTGTTGCTTGTGATTGGATAAACGTCTCAGGTTTTGTAGCTTCCTTACTACAGTGTTCGTCATAAATAAGATTATAATCCTTATTAACCTAAACTTCAAGAGACTTTATATTTTATCGAGTATAAAATAGAGAACTGTAACACCAACTAATAGACCAATACTAAGTCCAGTGAGATATTCCATGCTATTCATCCCTCATTAAACGCTCTATGAGCATCTGGATAATAAAGTTCCTTACATTTTACACTAATAAAACTCAAACTACTAGCAGAATAGATAGCAGCAGTGACAGAACCACCAAAACAAGAGCCTGTGTCTACTCCGATACACCTTCCATAGCCTTTATTTTGATAAATCATGGGTTGTGCGAACGTACTATGACCAAAAATCACGTCTTGTTCATGATCATACACGCGATACCAGCGTTCCCAACCTTCGGCTCGCATTTCATCTTCGGTTTTACCATTTTTAAACATGAGTTTAGCGTCATTTCCCCACCAAACGCTCTTACCAGGATAAAAAGGATTTACCATTTGTGTTCTACACACGTTAATAGGTTGTGCGTAGAGTGGAATTTTAGGAAATAGTCCGCCGTGAACTAAAACAAGACCCAAATCATCGAAAACGTGAAGATAAGGCAGAGTACTAAGGTAATCAACATCGCGTTGACAAAGTTCAGATAAGGTTTTCCTCTTGTCGAGATTCCGAGGAAGTCCACCACTGCTATTAAACCTATTCCAATGATTAATAATAGAGTCGTCATGATTGCCCATCACACCTTTGATGTTGTTCTCACGGCAAAATTGAACAGTTTTTCCACTATCAGGACCACGGTCAACTAAAGATCCCCCAAGTGCCAGATCTCATCTAGTGAAATCCAACACAAGCTATTGTATAGTTGTTCGAGTTCCTCATAACAACCATGTACATCGCCTATTGCTGCAATTTTTTTACTCATTTTTATCCTCTATTTCATTAATTTTAGCAAATTCGCCATAATATTTCAATGCAAATTCATTATAAGCTTTAGCTGCTTCAAGTTCTGTTTTAAAATAACCCAAATGCACAGGTTTACCATTTTCAGATCCTGCTGCCATCCAAGGTTTAGATCTTATATGTTTTTTACCATTAGGTTTGTAAATAAAAGAATATCTGACACCTTTATACTTAGAAACAGGAGATTTACTATCAAGTTTACTTCTTTTAATTGAATTTTTATTGTTATCGGATCTACTACAAAGTCTGAGATTACAACGTCTATTATCTAATGTATTACCATTAATATGATCTACATCAATTTTTGGATCATTTACTCCTAAAATTATACGATGTATCTTATAAGTCTTTTTTATTCCATCTTTTTTAATAGTAACTTGAGCGTAAACATGTTGTTTATGTCGTTTATTTTTATTAGAGAATGAGACATGCCAGCTTCTTTCTGAAAGTTTTTCATAATCTTCATCATCTACTAGGGCAACATAACCCTTTGTTAATTTAATTTCCTTCATAACCATATTCGCCTAATACAGCTGCAGAATAAACGTCTTCAATAAACTCAGAAGCGAACAAACGGTTAGGTTCATCTCTTAGTGAAGACTTTAGCTTAGCTTTCTCCAAATCTTCAAGTCCCATTTCAATACATTCTGCTACTGCTTTGTATTGTAGCTCGCCTTTTCGAATTTGAAGAAGAATATGAGCTTCCGGTCTTGGAAAAGTGATATGTCCAGTACTTAATAGTTCATATGCTTGTCCGCAAACGCGAACTGCGTGCATAAGTGCTTTCCAATCGACACCTTCATTCTTCTCAGCTTGTAAAGCTCTAGCTCCATACTCATCAAAGATTTTCTGAAAGATAGATTTAGCGTATTTAACCGTGGCATGTAGAGGAATTTTTCTATTACAAACTTCTAAATGAAGTTCTATTTTATTGTTTGGTCCTTTTATATTTATAAGTTTAATAAATTCATTGTTCAAATTAAGATTAGTATCTAATGGATCTCCATTATAATCGATAAAATTAGAATAACATAAAACAAGTAAATCAAAAAACACATCTACATGATTAAGTTTTTTATAATCTTCATGTTTATTAAATAGATCTAAAGTTGTTCTTAACGCTGCAACTCTAGTTCCTTTAATTCCATATTTACCCGCCTGCTGTTTCGCATAGCCAATGAAAGCTACGGTTCCTTTGTGTAGAAACTCGTTTTTGTGTTGTCTAATATAATCCCATTGCCAAGAACCTTTTGAATGAAAAGAATCTGGAGTAAAAAGCATGTCAAGGGCCACCGTCTGACCTTGCATGAGAAGATCTAGATAGCGATGAAGAGAAAACATCTCGATATCTACATCGTCTGCAGTGTTACGTGCATTCTTGTCAGTTTTAGTATTCTGTACAATAGTGCCAGGAGCACGCTGAAGGACAATATCTTTAGCAGTAGGAATAAAAACCGCTTTAAAGTCCATATCTGAAGTTGGAACATTCGTTCCGTAAATATGAGAACCAAATTGTGTATATAGGATATTATTCATATTAAAAAGGAAAACTTATTTGTACTTGATTTGGTGTCAAGGTGATTTTTTTGTCTTTGTATGGGAACGAGATAGTTTTATTTCGGATCGTTTTATAAACAAAAAGGCTGGTAACAACAGGTTTCTCAGCGTTCAACTGAGTTAACATGTATTTACCAGCCTTATTTGCATATTCGTAAGTTCTAGATTGGATCAAGAATGCTTCTTTAGCATTATTAATAGCAACATCTTTCTGACCGGCCTGACAATTCAGACTAACCAGTAAGGCTAATAATTTGAGCAATGAATTCTTCTTGAGGTTTACCATCTAGAACATCCCTTACTTCGTTTCTGGCTACTTCCTTACGTTTCTTTTCTCTAATTTCCTTTTGCTTAGGATCTTGTAGCTTTAGAATATACTCTAATGCTTCTGGAACTGACTGAGGACCGATTAGAATCTCTTGAGTTTTCACCATCGGCTTAAAGATTTTCATTTCCGAAATCTTTTGGTAGCTTGGTTCTTTAATTAACATTGGTTCTGCATCAACAGCTTCAAAGTTATTAAAGTAATCAATCTTTCCACCGTAGCTTCTCATTTCAATCTCACTACTAACACGTTGGACATCGAAAACAAGTCCTTGATAGTATCTTGGTTCCCTCGACATCAAATATAAATCGATTTCAAGTGGAGTAGATAGTGCATAAAGACCTGCGTTCCTATTTCTTAATGCTAGAGTAATTTCATATCCAGATCTCCAAGGCGAAAACCCTTGTTGAGCAGAAATATCCCAACCTGCACGCTGAAGAGTATATGTATCGCTAGTAAAACCGGCAAAATGAACCTGACAAATAGGGTTTTGAAGCCAGTAGTCTAGCGCACTTCTCATTGTCCTAGCTCAGCGTAAAGATCGTCTAATTCACGTTTTAGATTAGCAACAACTTTTTCTGCAGTAGCAATTTCATTGAGCTTGGACTTAACTTGCTTCTTAGCTTTTTCCATACGCTCTTGAACGAGTTCTTGTTGAGCTTCTTCCTGAACCTTCTTAATATCCAACATACTTTCTCCTTATAATCTAATAGCAATATTAAACATACCAATGATAGCAGACACAACGTTAATAACACCAACAACAAAATCCATACTATTATTATACTTTAAATAATTCTTTAAACAGATAATAGCAAAAAGGATATTTAATGCTAAAATCGTAAAATTAAAAATCATCGTCATATTATTTCCTTACAATAATGATTTTATATGGAAATAACTTATCAAAAAGACTCTTCTTATTTCGAAGTTCTACCTTTTTTGCTTCCACTGCTTTTCGAAACTCTTCCTGAGCGAGTTCGATTTTTGCTTGAACCATTATTTGTTTTAGTGTTTCCTGATCCATTTTCATTTTTCTTTACCAACTTAATTTTTTTAAGATTTTTATAAGAAGTAATGATTGTTAGTTTATCATCCATCTTAATTTCAACGGAAATACCAAATACGCCAGTAACTTTACCTTTGTTACCATATAAGAAGTGATGCTTTTCGTTAAACTTAACTCGATCACCAACTACATACGTGTTTACATCTTCTTGTGTACTTGCAGACATGCTTGCTCCTTAAATTGTAACAATATATTCCAAACGGACATTCGGACTTTCTGGAATAAAAGAAAATCCAAAATCGACAAGAGTTTCACCTTCGGGATTATGTGGACGTGGATCTTTTACGTGTGCCTGAAAGTGAAATACAACACGATTTGGTTCACGCATTTCAATATTAGTGAGATGAGCGTCTACAAATCCTACGTTTTCGATAGCCTTTTCTGCTCCAACCTTTTTAACATAGTGGTCTTTAGGATGAACAAAAGCTACACCAAGCTGTACTGGAACAATATTAACTCCATTCTCAAAAAGAGAATAAAGAAAGATTTTTGAAAAAACTTTAACTGCGAATGTACAGCGTGAGAAACCCGATGAGGCATCAGGATTTTGGTGTTTAATGTGTAGCATCATCATTTCCTTTAACTCTGACTGGTTGTAACTTAATATTTCTTTTACCTAGCTCTTCTTGAAACATAGCTTCAAGATCAGAGTAGATGGCTTCTGCTTTTTGCTTATTAGAAATTTTAACAACACTTAAGTTGTCTAGTACTTCTTGGATCTTATTAACTATCTTTTTCTTAGTCAAACTTCACCTCAAATCCGGCAGCGTTTTTATGACCACCGCCACCATACTGTTTAGCAATAACACTTACGTCGAAATCACCAATAGAACGGAGCGAATATTTTTGATTTCCAGTTGCGCTATCTACAAAGAAAGAAGCACAGAATGGAGCATCTGGAAACATCTTACAAAGCTTATTTCCGACTTCTGACCAATGAGAAGTGCTATTAACTACCATGATTTCATGGCCACCAAGATTTGCTTTGAATGCTTTTGCACAAATCATATCAACCAATACTTCTTGATAACGAAGTAATGTTTTTCCTTCTTCGATAAGTGTTGGAACTTGAAGTGTGTCCCAAACTGCAAACTCATAAGGATATGATTGTAATGCTGCAGAAACTTCTTTAGAGAAAGGAAGTTCATGCTTCCAAAGATCTCTATCCTGAATATACTTAATAAGTTCTGGTGCTTCTGTACCATGAAAGAAGTCCCAAGCCATCATAGCTCCAGAACGATTCATATCGAAATATGCGAAGTCTAATCCTTTAAGATTTTCTTCTGCGGTTTTATGATGATCTAATACAGTAAGCTTACCATTACAATTTTCATGAAGTTTTAACATCTCATCTCGTTTGAGGGAGAAGTCAATCATGAACACTTCAACTCCTTTAGGCACCAAAGGAGTAGTAGCACCGTAAACACAAGGAATGTATACTGCGTTTGATCCAAATTTCTTCCACGCTGCAAATGCTGCTCCATATCCATCGAAACAGTTTCCATGATATAAAATGTATGGTTTATTCATAATATCCTAAAAAGTTTTGGGTAAGTGAATTGCACACTTATCTTAGAGGTCTGAAGTCTCCACATTCTGCTGTTGAACTAACCCAAAATTGTATCCCTTACCCTAATAATTATATACACTATTAGCGTAAACATCAAGAAAATTAATGTGGTAAAGTTTCATTATCCTGATTCTTTAGCAAATAATTATCACTGATATACTTTAGGAACTTGCGTCCAATATAACACATTTGTTCTTCAACAGGTTTTACAACAACACCTTCTCTAATCTTTTGTTCAGGTGACAAAATACTGTCACCATCTCTCATAGCTAAAATCTTTTCCTTATTAAAGGTTCCCATGTAGATAATAGGGACAAAGTTTAGTCCTCTAGCATCACAAAAATTCTTTGCATCCAAGATGTTAAGGTATTTGCCATTTACCATGACATCGAATACAATAAGATTACGTTCGTCTTTACCGCATCCATAGGTGTATCCTTTTTGAACGCCATCTCCATAAACTTCACCGTAAATAACTTCACCTTCCTCTAGAAGATCTTGAAGACCGTAGTTAAAAACAGTTTCAGCATAAACGTTAGTGTTGTAATAACCTTTATAAAGTAGTTTGCTTTGAAGTTGAACATTATTAGATCCATAAACAAACTCATATTTAGGGGTTAGTCCAAAAAATTGTTTTACACGTTTAAATAGTGTATCAGCATAGAAAGGAACATATCCCGCTCTAAAATTTGTACCGTGAATCTTTTCAGTAACAACAACTTCTTCCCCTTCTTGAAACAAATCTGGATAATTCTTAGCATTCTCAATCCCGCCATACTTATGGAAATTAGGATTGGATTGATTACGAGAAGATTTACCTAGAGTTGTAGATGGTCCCTTGACTTCAGGTTCGTATTTAGTAATTCCTAACTCATTAGTTACATCTTGACCTAAATACCAAGGACCGTGTGATGAATAAAAGGTTTCTGGTCTTACCGCAATGCCTTGAGAAATGGCACCGCGAAGTTTAATAGTACGGACACGGCTATTAGTAAGCTTTACTTTTGCATCTGGTCCAAAGATAGCAGATTCAACGTTTGCTGGTAGCAAGGAATCAATTGGAAAATAAACAGCAAGGTCGCCAACTTTGAAGTTACCTTTAGCAGTTACGCATTGCCAATCATTAACTTGTACAATATCAAGTCTATCTGCATTTGGGTGTGGCATGACACCATTAATTTTAACAATTTCAACTTTAAAAGTACTCACGTTATCTCCTATAATAAAAATATAAAACTAAAATGCTTGCTAAAAGAATTAGTACTTCGGTGTTCATGGTAGTCCTAATTTATCTTTAAATTCTTCATACGTCATTTTACCACGTAAGAATTTCCAATAGAGTGCCTGAAATTGAATTCTTTCCCTAACCATTGTCTTAGGAAGAAAAATTTTGGATAAAATGTATTCGTATGGATACATGAGAGTTTTAACAAGACAAACGTTCTTAAGAATTTTTGTCTCATGCATAATCCTAATGATTTCTTGTTCTTCATGATCTTGATATTCATCAAACAATGTACAAAGAAGAGCTTCATCTTCAGGATGTAAGAACTCAGTGAGAACAAAACTATGACCTTGCTTGCTATCATAATTGCTGCTCATTCTTGCTCCCATCTGTTACTTAGAAACGGAACAGGATAATAACCTTGTTTAATTTCATCCGGTGTAGGAAAATGATACCCATTAGGAGGAACCATTCCCAATTCTTCTAGTTTGTTTAGAAGTTCCTTAGCTACATCTTCATGCTTAACATCATAATAACGCTGATGTAGGTTTTCTCTAAGAATGTTTTCAATCGCTTTTAATGCTTCCGAACGTTTCATTAAAAAAGTGACTCCCTTTTGTCCTTGCGAAAGAGATAAAGTTTAATTTCTACCGCATCTTCTTCTGGATAATGTCCATTCATATAATCATATGTTCTATCAAGAACATGTTGACTGTGATGATACAAACCTAGTTCTAAATAATCCGATAATCTAACACCAAGTCTTGTATCCAATCCAATAGAAGCATACTTCGCATCATTTGTTAGTGATTCAATAATGCTATCCCAATAAAAGTATTTAAACAAGTCTAATTTAATGTTGACGTTGATACTTTCTTTTGGTGGAGTTGGCCAAATTAGCATATTGTGGCTATTAGCGTTAACCATCTTATAATTTTTATAATCAAGAGAAAGCTCATTCAAATCAATGACGTGATAATCATCTGCTCTTGCTACTTTTGATGCTACAATTGTGGATACGAATAACATTGTAACAAATAATACGCTAATAATCAAAGCTTTAATAAAGTTCATGAATCACTTTCCCTGTGTGAATGGCTGTTGCCATACTTGTGCCTGAGAATACTCCATTCTCTCCATTGGGCAGAGTTGACAAAATATTTTCGCCAACTTCCCAAGTCTTTATGTTGCTCCCATAGTTGCTATCATGCAATCTTTTATTATTAGTTCCTAGAGCACCGACTGCTGTAATATTTTTTAAATTATAACAAGCTGGATAATATTTGTAGGTAGACTTATCCAAATTAGCACCATCATTACCTGCAGCTACAATAAAACGGACTTTAGGATGATTTTTTATAGCAAGGTATTCAATTTCACTAAAAGATCCGCCACCACCTGAGATATTTACAATTTTTGCACCTGAATTTGCTGCATCTCTAATTGCTTCTGCCATTCGGCTAGTATTTGAGAAATTCGATGCACGCTCAGAATAGAACTTAATAATATAAAGACAATAATGAGCATTTTCAGCGTATTGCTTAATAAGGCCAGCGATATGCGTTCCATGCCCATGCTTATCCTCAATTCCTTCTCCAGTTAAGTCTCTGTAACCACAAATCAATTCTTTAAAACGGTCATCATTTACATCAAGACCGGTATCTATAACCGCAATCTTTGCAATACCACGACTGTAAGATACACAAGGTAGGCTAATCAGTATTAAAAAGAGATAGATGACCATCCTAATCATATATCTATTTTATAATAGCCGCTCGCAAACATCAAGTCCTAATAAATTAACAACTTCTTATAAGAGAATGAAAGTTAGCAATGTAGACGACCCATTTGGGAAATTTAATAAAACTAGCTACTTACGCAACCTTGTAATTCTTAGTTTACCCCTTACGGGATAACAAAAAATGAACCATACCCTTGAAAGGATTGGGAATGTTTAAAATCAAGTCTCTAACACAGATATTATTATCTGCTTTTCTTATTCGCATATTAGTGTTTGGTGCATCTATTGGTGACGCCATAGCTATCTCTGCCTTGGCCGGTCTAAATGGGTTCTGGATGTATCTCGAATTCAAGAAAGTTCCCGAACCTAATAAAGAAATCAAAGACAAGCTTATTGAAATGGAAGAACGTGTGTCTTCTGTTCAAAACAAAGTCGGTGCTCTAGGATTAAGGCGTTAAAATGTCTGAAATTATTACTCTCGCTGGAACGTTTAAGAACCAAAAAGAATTACAAACTTATTGTAATGCTGCATACACCGCTTTGAAAGCTTCGGCTGAAAAAATCAAACAACTTGAAGAAGAGAACGTAAAGCTCAGAGAGTTAGTTGCTACTCCAAAAGAAAATAAAGTTGAAGTGATTATTGAATCACCAGAATTAGCTATCTGTAATGCTCAAATTGATATGTTAAAAATGAGAGCTTTGACTAAAGAGCTTACATTGGAAGAAACCAAGCAACTAGATCTTCTCATTAAAAATAAAAGATTACTAAGTGGAGATCCTACCACTATTGAAGGTGAAAAGAAAAAACCTAAAAGGCAATATACTGACGCTGAATTGGTTCTCATCGCTCAAAAGGACGATAAACAATGACTAAAGAACAAATCCTACAACAACAAGTTGAAGCTCTTGAAAAGCTCCTTGGATTTAAAGATCAAATTATTAAAAGTTTAGAAAGTCAGCTCGCTGAAGAGAAAGCTAAACCCAAATATACTTTCCCTGCCATACCACCTGTACCTGAAACTAAACCACAAGTTTATGGTCCAACAACACCTTATAGTCCATTTATTCTAACACCATCTTGTGTTCATGAATATGAAGTAGGTCAAGGAAACGGTTTAGCAAGTATGCTTCGAAGATGTAAGAAGTGTGGTCAATTTGAAACTTTTATAACGTATACCAACAATGGCAAGTGAAGAATTTCTGCGCAAGTTTATATGTTCCAATTGTCATGTAGCTATTTTGCGACCACACGAAAGTTTACATAACTATTTCAAATGTCCGATTTGTGGATTTACCAAAGAAATTAAGAAATGAGTGATGAGAATAAAACAATAGACATAACTCCTGAACAGGCTAGAGAAATACTCTGGCGTAAAGGCAATCTTTCGTTTCTCCTCGACTCTAATCAAGTTGAGATGGTTAATCTTTATAAAAACTCAGTTACAAAAACTCTTGTTTGGTCAATGAGTCGTCGTATTGGTAAATCATATACTCTTTGTGTAATCGCAATTGAACTTTGTCTTACAAAAAAGAATGCAGTGGTAAAGTTTCTTCAACCTAAACAAAAGGACGTTAGAACTAATATTCGACCGCTCATGAGAGAAATTATTGCATCTTGTCCTGAAGAGTTAAAACCAATTGAAAAATCTTCAGCAAGTGAATGGGTTTTCCCTAGCACTGGTTCAAAGATTCAATTTGCTGGATGTGATAACGGACGTGCAGAGTCTGTTCGTGGATCTAACGCTGATCTTTGTATTATTGACGAAGCCGGTTTCGTGTCTCGTGACTTGGATTACATCGTCAACTCAATTTTGCTTCCGACAACTACAATGACTAAAGGAAAAATCATCCTTTGTTCCACACCTCCTAAGTCTCAATCACACGAATTCGTAACATTCATCAACATTGCAAGACATGAGGGAGCTTATTGTCATAAAAACGTGTTCCATAATCCACGTCTAACAAAAGCCGATATTGATCTTCTTGCTAAAGCTGCAGGTGGTTATGAAAGTGTCAACTTTAGAAGAGAATATCTTGCTCAAATTATTAAGGATGACAATTATGCTATCGTTCCTGAGTTTAATGAAGAGCTAAAAGCTAAGATTGTGAAGGAATGGCCAAGACCTCCTTTCTATGACACTTACGTTGCAATGGACGTTGGTATGAAAGACTTGACAGTTGTCTTGTTTGCCTATTTCGACTTTAGAGTTAATAAACTCATTATTGAGGATGAGTATGTTATTAACGGCCAACAGTTTACAACTGATGCTTTAGCTAGAGGAATCAAGGAAAGAGAAGCTAAGATTTTCACTCATCCGGTTACGGGTGAATGTCCAGACCCATTTAAACGAGTATCAGATAATAACCTTATCCTTATTAATGACCTTTACCGGCTTCACGGTCTTATTTTTCATCCTACGCGTAAAGATGACGCTGATGCAGCACTTAATAACATGCGTATTATGCTTAAGGATGAACTTATTATCATTAATCCAAGATGTAAGACATTAATTTTACATTTAGAATCAGGTGTTTGGAATAAAAGTAAGACTTCCTTTGATCGTTCTGGAGATAAAGGACACTTTGACGCGATTGACTCCTTAAAATATTTAGTTCGTAACGTTGAATTCCAGAAAAACCCATATCCGGCTTATTTTGGTACTGCTACTGGCCCTAACGTTTTCTATCAAACCAAGCAAGTTACCAATACTAATTTTAATAATCTAAAGAAAATTTTAAATATCAAATAAGGTTAACAACTTATTATAGAGGTTTAAATGGAAAACACCACTAATATTTATTTCGCTACAAAGGAAGGTAAGGATACAGCTAGCGTGCTTTTATCTAAAGCCGAAGCTTGGTCCAATAATATCGAATCTTCCGGCTATCTTGAAAAGCTTAAAGCCATGTGGGCGGCATATCACGGTGCATACTACAATGATGTATCTGATGGTCATCAAATTTCTTTTTCTGGCGAACAAGGCGAATTAGTACAACTTCCTATTAATCATCTCAGAAATCTTGGTTCTCATATTATTACAATGACTACCTCTAATCGTCCTACAATGGAAACTAGAGCAGTCAATACAGATTATAAATCAATTTCACAATGTAAACTCGCAAATGGCATTCTTGAATATTACATGCGCGAGAAGCGCCTTGAGAAATATTTAAAAATCGCAGTTGAATATGCGGTTGTTCTCGGCGCTGGTTTTATTAAGATGGAATGGAACGCTACCACTGGCGAAATCTACGATTATTTTGAAGATGAAACCACTGGCGAACCTGATCCTAACCGTCCTATTTACGAAGGTGACATTGAATTTTCCAATCTTTCACCTTTTGATGTTGTGATGGATGGAACTAAAGAACATCAAAACCATGATTGGTTGTTGGTTCGTTCATTCAAAAATAAATATGATCTTGCAGTAAAATATCCTGAATTTGCAGATAAAATTAAAGGTTTAAAAACAAAGAGCGATATTGAACGTTTTAGAGTTGGGATTACTAATCTTAACGACGAAACCGATGATGTTCCTGTATATGAATTTTATCACAGAAGAACAGATGCTCTTCCTAACGGTCGCTACATGCTTTTCTTGGATGAAGAAATCGTTCTCCAAGATATTGGAATGCCATATCGTGTAATTCCTGTTTTCCGTATTTCTTCTGGTGATATTCTTGGAAGTCCATACGGCTATACACCTCTCTTTGATGTTCTTCCTGTTCAAGAAGCAATTAACACTCTTTATAGCACAATTCTCACCAATCAAAACGCTTCAGGTGTACAAAATTTCTGGTCTAAACCAGGAAGTAATTTGAACGTTTCTTCTCTTGGTGGCGGATTGAATCTTATTGAAAGTATGGAAAAACCAGAAGTGTTAGAACTCTGCCATACACCTAAAGAAATTTTTGACTTCCTACAAATGTTAGAACGTGTTGCTGAAACACTCACTGGTGTTAACTCTGTTGCTCGCGGTAATCCAGAAGCTTCTCTTAAAACTGGTGCAGCTCTAGCTCTTGTTCAATCAATGGCACTTCAATTTATGTCAGGATTACAACAATCCTACGTTCAACTTATTGAAGACGTTGGTGGTGGTATTATTAAGATCCTCCAAGATTACGCAAAAGCTCCACGTATGCTTGCAATCGTTGGTAAATCTAGCCGTACTGAACTTAAGGAATTCGTCGGTGATGATATTTCTAACATCACTCGTGTTTATGTTGACGTTGGTAATCCTCTAGCAAAAACAATTGCTGGACGTATGGAACTTGCTCAACAAATGATGCAATACCAAATTATTAAGAATCCAAATCAACTTATTGAAGTTCTTAATACCGGTAAATTGGAAGCTCTTACTGAAGATCTTCAAAATGAATTGGATCTTATTAGAGCAGAAAACGAAAAGCTTATGGATGGTGAAAATCCACCAGTAACAATGATTGATGACCATAAAGAACACATTATGGAACATCGTAAAGTGTTACAAGATCCAGATTTACGTAAAGATGCAAAGCTTGTTCAAAATACATTAGATCATATTCAAGCTCACATTACACAACTTCAAACTGGTGATCCAAATCTATTACAACTTTTAGGACAACAACCTCTACCACCTCCTGGCCCTCCACCAGGTCAAGGTCCGCAAGCTGGTGGTCCTCCTGGTAATCCACAACAAGGTCCGATGGGAACTCCAGAACAAGGTCAATCTGGAATGACTCAACAGCAAGGTCCAAGTGGTCCAACAATGAACGCACCAGGAATGCAACAAAATATTCCTATGCCAAACTTACCTAAAGTTGATCCAAACATGTTACCTAATCCCGCATTACAACAACAGCAAGGTCCACAATCGCAAGGATAGTTATGGATTATGATGAGCTTAAAAAATTAGCAGCACTCCAATTACAACGTAACAAACAAGGGGATCTCAATCCCGAACCAACACCAGAAGAAAATGATTATTATCATAATCTTGTCGGAGCTGTAGCTGGTACTATTAGTCCAGTATCTGAAGTAGGTGAAGGTTATAATCTCGCCAAAGAAGCTTTGGCAAATAAAGCAGTTAATCAAGCCGTAGATGCAGGTTCTCCACTAATTGAAGTTGCTAGAAAACAGCAAGCTTTAAGTAGAGCTGTAGATTTTTCCAACAGGGCCAAACAACAATCAGCACGATTCGAAAGAATTAAAGCATTAATGGGTAAATAATTGTCAAAAAATCCAAATCCATCATTATTAGATTCAGGTCAAATCATTAAACGTGCGTTCGATGAAGAAAACGATCGTATTCGAGTTGATATAGAATCGGATGTTACTCTTTCTGGTCAACAGGAAGTTGCTATCAATGCTACAGAAGATTCCATTGAAGCTTGGATAAAAGATGGATCGGGTAATTCTTTTTCTTCATCAAATCCACTACCGGTTGAAGTTGTTAGTCAAAATACAACTAACGAAGAAGTAATTTCTCTATTTAATGAAGTTAGTTCGGTAGTTTCTGGAATTAGCACAACAATAATTAACTATACAGTTCCATCAGGAAAAACTGCGTATATACAAAAAGCTGATGTAAGCGGTACTAACATTGCAACTTATGAGCTTTATATTAATAACGTATTAAGTTGTAAAAAGCGAACATACTTTGGAAATTCTTTGAACGAAACATTTGTTTTTGATGCTGATAGTAATAAAGGAATATTACTCCCTTCAAATTCAGTAGTAAATGTTAAAGTTTTACATAACAGGCCAGATTTGGGTGATTTTAACACAAGATTGCAAATTATTTTAACAACTTAGTATAGGTAAACTAAATGAATTTAGAACTGAAAAGACTTGAATCTCAATTGCTCCAAGTAAAAGCCGCTAGATCAGAACAAGAATTAAGAATTTTAGAAAGAATGGAAGAAATAAAACGTCTAGAAGCTGCGGTTGTCATTCAAAAGACTAAAGAAGAAGAATTGGAAAATAAAATTAAATCTTTCGGAGGATAATACATGTCAGATTATAATAGCAGCTTACCGATTAGAACAGAAACCGCTGGTGATGTTGGTGTAAAAATTGTTGATAAAACAAGCCCAACGACACAACAAATGACTGTAGATAGTGATAGTAATGCTCACGTTGAAATTCACGGTAATGATCCCACTGGTACAGATAAAGTTGTAAAATTATCAGAACAAGGCAGCGTCAATATTGATGGTGTTTATAATGCATCAACAAATACTGATCCTTCAAATATTGGTATCGTTGCACATGTCCGTACTTCTAGTCCTTCTGACTCTGACCAAACAAAACGTTTAACAGCAATTACAAATTCAACAGTACACGCATTAGATATTTCACTTCATGATGAAACCGGTGCTGCATATACTCAATCTAATCCACTTCCTGTTTCTATCGAAGAATCAGAAGGAACTGAAGTTCACGATTACTCCACATCTTCTGCAGTAGCTGCTGCCGGAACTTCAAACCACGATTACACCGTTGCTAGTGGAATATTTCGTCTAACTCAAGTGTTAGCATCTGCTAGTGGTAAACTCAAAATTGAAATACAAATTGCAACTGACGGTGTAACTTTTACAACAAAAGCCGTTCTTTTTAATAGCACATCAAATCCCAATTTAGAATTAACTCTTTCTCAAGCTTTAGATTGTCCTACTAGTGGTAAAATTCGTGTTATTAGAACTAACAAAGATTTGGCCGATCAGGATTTATATTCCACAATTATTGGCGTATTAGTATAATTTTATGGCAGATCTTAATGATATTCAATCTTCTGGATCTACTAAGATCGTCGGTTCTGACAGTACTGGACTAGAAACCAATCCTGTTGGAGCTGACATTCATGGTAATTTAAAAGTAATTGATTATTCTACAGGAACGACTAGTTCATCTGTTCCTTCAAGTGCGACTTTTATTGCGGGAAAAAATAGTTCTGGAAATCTTCAAGGGTTATCAGTTGATTCTTCTGGAAATGTCAACGTTAATCTTAGCGATGGAACAGGAAATCGACTAGGAACAGTTCCTTCTGCAGGAATTAATAATCTTGCAGTTGCATTGTGTGCCACCAATTATGTTTTCAGTACAGTTAACTCTACTACAGCACAATTAGCAGCAGGTGCTACATTTATAGGCAGTGTTGAAACTACTGTAAATCAACCAAGCTATACAATATTGATGACATCTGATCAGCCGATGCAAATCACGATTAATCAGTATATTGATGCAGCAGGAACAGCTCTTGCTTATTCTGAAACCTTTGTTGTTAATGCAAATGCGGGATGGGCAAGGTCCAATGTTGTTAATGGTAACTACGTCAATGTTGTTGTAACAAATATCGGGAATGCAACGACAACTACGTTCAATCTTAACGTAGCTTATGGTATTATCGATTCTGCTACAAATTTGAATAATAAGCCTGTTGCACTCAATGAGTGCAATGGACTATCACTCACGGCGACGCCATATGGACATCTTTCTGTCAGTCCTGAATCAACAGCACTCTTCACTGACACGTTCGATTCTTCAGGATTTGACACCGTCAACCGATGGAATTCTCCAGTTACTGCCGGTGCTGGAGCTGCTTCTCAAAGCTCAGGTACTCTTACTCTTTCTACAGGAACTGCAGCAGCAAGTGCAATTGGTATTAGTTCTCAACCTACCTTCAGTCCAATCGGTACTTCATTTTTTGAAATCGGTGGTCTTTTCCAGTTCGAAACAAATTTTGTTACTGGATGCCATAGATTTTTTGGTCTTGGAACTCCAAACCCTTCATACACAGTTACAACTCCACTTTTAAATGCGATCGGATTTGAAATTAATTCAAGTGGAAATCTTAATGCGTGTATTTACTCGAATGGTTCGAAAATTTGGTCACAAAACCTTAATACATATACATCCTTTGTTAAGGGAACGCCAGGACTTTTAGGCATGAATGTTCGTGCCGATAGTGTTTATTTCTTTGTTGGAACAACTCAGATTCCTGTCGCTGTTGCTCAGCTCGTGACTCCGGATAGTATTGTTCTACCTCTCCGTATGCATGTACTTAACGGTGCATCAACTCTTTCTGGTGCGCCCACCTTTAAAGTCCAAGCACTAGGAATGGGTGATACCGGCTGTAATAGTAAAGGTATTTCCGATGGTTATTACCAATGGCGTAAAGCAAATGTCACTCCAACAAACTCTCTTCGTACTGCAGAGGACATGAATGCTGCATCTATTCAGGGTTTTTCATTCGGAATCAACGTTGATACAATTAACGTGAACTCTGCAGAAAGTGGAATTATATTAATTTCTAACCCTTCAAACAGTGGAAAGAATTTATACTTTACAAATATTCTCGCCGGTGCAGACGTATCTAGTGCCAACTGGGTAAAAACTCGTATCAATTTAAATCCTACAATCACCACAAATGGAACTGTTCAATCTATAGCAAATATGAACGCAGGCTCTTCTAACGTCTCTGTTGCAAACGCATATACATCGCCCACATATAGTGCGAAAGGTTCAACCTTACTTACAATTCCATCTCCTACTGGTAGCGCAAACCCTCTTACTGGAGCTAGTGGAACAACTAGCGATATGAAACCATATCTTGTTGTACCTCCAGGGAAGTCAGTTCTTTTTACTGCACTAGCAAAAGCAAACGCAACTCCATCTGTTTATTGTATTTTTTGGTTTGAAGCTTAAAATGGCTAAAATTATTTATTTAAAAAAAGGTCAAAAAACCAAAAAAACTCATTATCACACCAAGATAAAAATCAAAAGAAGTGTATTTAGATTAAGCTTACTTTTTAATTTTTTAGTCTTTATTTATTGGTTAACAACTTATTATAGAGGCTTACCGCACTAACGCGATAGCTAATCGTATGTTTTAAGCATATGTTATTATTGCTTTGGCATACACTTAATAAGGATAATATATGTCTGAACAAGTACAATCTAGTGCTGCACCAGAAGCAGCAAATACACCAGCAGAAAATGTCACCGAACAAGCTGTAGAACAAGCGGTTGAAGGTGAAGCTCCTGAAATGGAAGCATCCGAAGAAGGTGCTGCCGGAGGTAAATCTGTTGATGAACTTTCTAAAAAAGAACAAAAAGAATTAGCCAAACAGCTTAAGAAATTTAAACTTAAAGTTGATGGTAAAGAAGTTGAAGAAGAAATTGATCTTGCTGATGAAGAAGGTTTGACCAAGAAACTTCAGCTCGCTAAAGCTGCACAGAAGCGTATGCAAGAAGCTACTGAGCTTAAGAAAGCTGCAGAAGAATTCATTGAAATGCTTCGTTCTAATCCTCGTCGTGTTCTCACTGATCCAAACATTGGTGTTGACCTTAAGAAATTCGTTCAAGAATATCTTGATGAAGAAATCGCTAACGCTAATAAAACTCCTGAGCAAATTGAAAAAGAAAAGCTCCAGAAGGAGCTAGAAGAGCTTAAGGAAAAATATAAGAAGGATGAAGAAGAGCGTAAGAGTCGCGAATTTGCGCGTCTTCAGGCCGAACAAGAAGAGAAGATTCAATCTGATATTGAAGGTGCTCTAAAATCAAGCAATCTTCCTAAGTCACCATACACTGTCAGAAAAATGGCAGAAATGATGATGCTTGCTCTTCAAAACGATATTGATCTTTCACCAAAAGATCTTGTTCCTCTACTTCGTAAACAAATGAGTGCTGATATTAAGGATTTATTCTCAGCTTCAGGTGATGACGTATTGGAAGAAATTATTGGTAAAGAGAATATTTCTCGTCTTCGTAAGAACACTGTTAAAAAGGTTCAACAAAAACAAGTAGCTCAAACTGCTAATTCTGTTAAGCCAACTGGTGCAAATGTGAAGAATTCTGAGAAAAAAGAAGAGAAAAAGATCTCTATTAAGGATTTCTTAAAAGGCTAATAAATACAATTAGTTATAATTTATTAAGGGGTTGGGTTTATTAACTCAGCCCCTTTTTTATTAAATAAGCACGTTTTTTATTAAAAATCAACAAATATTTTTAACAACTCTTTTTAGATAGGTTTAGTGGTCCCTAATCAGGCCCTTCTCCTTTTTAAGAGAGGATTGCTTACTGGCATACCCAAGTCTCTTAGATAGTGAAAGGTATCCTCGGAACACAGTAAAACCCGACGATAACAAACTAATAAATTTTTAAATAATAACATTATCTAGGAGATAAATAATATGTCAGCAATGGCAGGTTCAAACAATTTCGCAGGTACACTTAACGGCCTTTTTAAAGAAACTTATGCAGATAAGCTTCAAAATCTAATTCCAGATGGCGTTAAGCTCTATAAAATGATTTCTTTCATGTCTAAAGACAAACAACCAGGTAACTTGTATCACCAACCAGTTATTCTCGGACATGAACACGGTGTTACTTTCGCGGCTTCTGATGATGATGCTTTCGCATTGAATGCTCCAGTTGCTGGTCAAATCAAGGACGCTCAAGTTCGCGGCAATCCAGTCGTACTTCGTTCAGTTCTCGGTTATGTCTCTGCTTCTCGCGCTGTTCAAGGTGGAAATAAAGCATTCATGGATGCAACAAAGTTTCTTGTTGCTAACATGCTTCGTTCTATTACCAAGAAGCTCGAAATCGAAATGCTCTATGGTCAAATGGGTTATGGAACTGTCGGTTCTGTAGCTGGCACTACTCTTACTATCGCAGCTGCTGAATGGGCAAGCGGTATTTGGGCTGGCGCTGAAAACATGCCAATCGATATTTATGACGCTACTGGCGTTACACTTCGCGTTTCTACAACTGTTTCTTCTGTTAGCCTTACTAACAAGCAAATCGTTGTAGCTGATGCTACTGGTGTTGTCGCTACCGACGTTATTTTCCACAAAGGTGCAAATGGTAATGAGTTTGCTGGTATCCACAAAATCATCACTAACACTGGCACACTTTTCAATATTTCCGCTGCTTCTTATTCACTCTGGAAAGGTAACACTTACGGAGCTGGATCAGCATCTCTTTCTCTCGCTAAAGTTGAACGCGCTCTTGCTCTAGCAGTTGCTAAAGGACTTGACGGTGACGTAACAGTTCTCGTTTCTCCTGCAACTTGGAACGACTTGCTCGTTGAACAAACTGCTCTTCGTAAAATTGATAGCACCTACAGCTCAGCACAAGTTGAAGCTGGTCACAAAGCTATCAAGTTCTACGGACAAAGCGGAACCATCAGCATTGAACCTACCATCTATTGCAAAGAAGGTTATGCCTATGTTCTAGCAATGGACGAGTTCTCTCGCGTTGGTTCTACCGACGTAACCTTTAAGCGTCCTGCAATGGAAGGTGAATTCTTCCGTGAGTTGGAATCAAACGCTGGTTACGAACTCCGTTGTTACACCGATCAAGCATTGTTCTGTTCAGCTCCTGGTAAGAACGTTCTTATCAGCGGTATCGTAAACTCTGCTTAATAGTTATTAAATTAGAGGTCTGAAATATTTAAGGGAGCCGGAGAAATCTGGTTCCCTTTTTTATTTATCTTTGATTAACAACTTAGTATAATAGTAATATAGAACCTAATATTTTCAGGATTAGTATGAAAAAGAACACATACCTTGTTGCAGCAGAGAAGATGTTAAAAAAGCAGAAAATGTTCACAACGTTTGTTGATGAAAATATTCTAGAAGTTTGCCTTAATAAATCAGAAAAGCCGTTTGCTTTCCTTCTTATTGAAGAAGAACAATTTAATGGTGTTGTAGTTTGTTTGGCTTTAGACTTCCATCAAACTTACATTGTTGCCGATCTTATTATTAACTTAATGCATATTGCTCCAGTAGCTTTAGGTGAAGCTTTCTATCGTAGTGTAAATGGAAACCTATATTGGAATGAAGAAGCTCAGCTTCATTTTGAATTAGAATATAATAAGGATCTTTTAGACGATCTTCCAACTATTAACGATACGATGCACTAATGAATTGTAAAAAGGGACACAAAGAACCTAAACACTTACCTTATGGTGCCACTCGTGGTCGCTATTGGTGTTGGGGTTGTGATGCTGAAATAGTTCCTGAATGGCTTGGTCCTAATCCTAAATCAATTAAAAAGCGAGCTAGGAGACTAGCTAAAAAAGAGATTAACAACTCTTTATATGAAGCTCTATTTCACAATAGAAGAACTAAATCCTCATAAATACACTCTCACTGAAGAACAAGTTAATAATCTAACTATTCTTATCCAACGTGTTTCTATTATTAGAGAACGTTATGGTAAGCCTATGGTTGTTACCAGCGGAGTTAGAGATTTAGCTTATCAAATGAAAGTAAATCCTAAAGCACCTAAGTCAAAACATCTTATTGGTGCTGCTGTGGATATTCATGATCCTAATGGTGAATTAAAAGCTTGGCTTAAAGCTAATATTAAGATTTTAGAAGAAGTTAGCCTATATTGCGAAGACTTTGATAGCACTCCAGATTGGGTGCACTTTCAGTGCATAGCTCCTGCATCTGGCAAGCACGTTTTCATTCCTTAACGTTCTTCTTCCTCATAAGCGTCCGAGTCAGGAAGAAATCCACACTCTTCACACACTAGATAGTTATTATCTCCAACTTGACCTTCAATAGGGTCTATGCCACTTGGTTTTGTAATCCATCTATGTGGTTTACATTCTTTTTTCTCAATAATTTCAGTCGCTTCCGTTGGAAGCAACGAAATAACTAATAGTGCAAATACAAGCAAAATTGTAATAACTTCCATTCTTTATATTTTACTACACTAATAAGCTAACTTCAAGAAATTAACAACTTCTTATAGGAGTGATTCACTTTGGCTAAAAATGTAACTATTAATGGCACAACATACAATTTACCACAACAGGGAGATAGTCCTCCTTGGGGTGAGAGTTTATCTGATCTTATCGAAGCTCTTGTATCAGTTGCTAATAATACGATTAGTACTGGTGATATTCTAACAACCAGCTTTGCTGTTGCGAATAACATTACTTCCCAAACAAACGTTACTGGTCTTCTTTTTGATCCAGCTGCAGTTAGATCTGCAGTTATCGAATATAGCATTTATAGAGCCACATCTGACACTGAACTTTCTGAAGGTGGTGTGATGCTTGTTACCTATAAATCAGGTGCAGGAACTTGGGAAGTTGCTCAATACAGTGTTGGTGATGCTGGTATTACTTTCACTTGCTCTAACAGCGGTCAATTTAAATACACATCCACAAATTTATCAGGAACAAGTTACACAGGACTTCTTAAGTTCAAAGCCCGCGCTATGACACAGGGTTAATAGGAAATACCACATGGCTAATAATTTTACACGTTTTCGCAAGGGTTTAAACATTAAACAGGAAGCTTCGTCTTCCGCTTCAGAAGCAGGCGATTTAGATGTTTCTGGAGGTAAGCTTAATTACCATAATGGTACAGATGCTTCTCCATTAGTTTCAGAAGCTCATACAGCAACACTTACTAATAAAACAATTAGCGCTGACGTAAACACTCTTTCCAACATTGTTGACTCTTGTATTAAAGCAGGAGCTGCAATTGCTTATAGCAAACTTGCTCTTACTGGGAACATCGTTGATAGTGATATTAATGCTTCTGCTGCTATTGCTTATTCTAAATTAGCTCTTACTGGTAATGTTGTTGATTCTGACATTGCTAGCTCTGCAGCTATTGCTTATTCAAAATTAGCCTTGTCTGGATCTATTGTTAACGCAGATATCGCAAGTAATGCTGCTATTGCTTATAGTAAGCTTGCTGCTCTTACTGCTTCAAAAGCTCTAGTTTCTGATGCTTCAGGAGTTGTCTCAGCTTCAACAGTTACTTCTACAGAACTTGGTTATCTTTCTGGTGCAACTTCTAATATCCAAAATCAAATCAATTCATTATCAGGCGGTGCAATCACTGGACTCACAGGTGACGTAAGTGCCACTGGTCCTGGTAATGCTTCAGTAACTGTTAATTTTGTAGGAGCATCTACTGCTTCTGAAATTCATACAGCTACAGTAGGAACTCTCTCTGCTACAAACGTAAATACTCCATCTGCTATCGTTAAACGCGATGCCTCTGGAAATTTCTCAGCTGGAACTATCACTGCAAATTTAACTGGTAACGTATCTGGCAGTGCTGCTTCTATCACTGGAAATTTAACAGGCGATGTAACCTCTACCGGAATGTCAACTACAGTTGCATCTGTTGGCGGTTCTTCTGCTGCAAATATTCACACCGCTGAACAAGCCGCAAATGCAGCAACAAATGCTAACACCTCTTCAACAATTGTTAAACGTGATGCTTCAGGTAACTTTTCAGCTGGTACAATTACCGCAAATATTACAGGAAATGTTTCTGGTACTGCTGCAAGTATTACAGGAAACTTAACGGGTGATGTTACTTCTACAGGAATGTCAACAACCATTGCTGCTGGAGCTGTTTCTAATAGCAAAATGGCTAATATGGCAGCTCATACCTTCAAAGGTAATAACACAGGATCTTCTGCTGCTCCTTCCGACTTAACTGCAACACAACTCACTGCCGAATTAAATGCTTTTGTTGGTGACTCTGGATCAGGCGGAACAAAAGGATTAGTTCCTGCTCCTGCTTCTGGAGATGCTGCTGCTGGACGCGTTCTTAAAGCTGATGGTACTTGGGGAGCTGCAGGAACTGCATCACCTCTTACTACAAAAGGCGACTTATACGTTTACGATACAGGAAATGCTCGTTTTCCCGTTGGATCAGATGGACAAGTTCTAACCGCAGATAGTTCTCAAACTTCTGGTTTAAAGTGGAACACTCCTTCATCAAGTGGTGGAGGACAAGCCATTTCTAATACTTATGGTCCTGTAAGCTCTACAGCTGGCCAAACAAGTATTACACTTCCATTTTCAGTTACTACAGCTGCGGCTTTTTTCTTATCAGTTGATGGTAAAATTTTATCTCAAGGATCTTCTGCTGATTATACTATTTCAGGCTCTACAGTAACTCTAAATCAGGCTCTAGCTGCAAATCTTAATATCCAAGCTTGGTATTTCGGAACTATCACAGTTAATACATCTCCTTCTCCAAAAAATTACATTACATATGGAAATTTTGAGAATAATGCAACTACTGGCTGGAGTTTATATCATACAACTCTTTCTAGCTTAGTTCCAAATCAAACTGCAGGTAGCTGGACTTCTGCTGCTGGAACATTAGCTCTTAGTGCTGTTTCTTCTGGAAAACTAGCTGGAACTTATTCAATGCAAATGGCTTCATCTGCTGCAACAACAGCCGGTGATATGCTTGTTAGCCAAGCAACTTCTATTGATATTGAAGATCAAGCAAAAGTTCTCTCTTTCAAATTTGCTTATAAAGTAGCTTCTGGAACAGTTAATATGTCTGGAACTTCATCCAATACATGGGCTGTATATATTTATGATGTAACAAACTCAGCATGGATTCAACCTACTGGCTGTTACAACTTAGTCCAAAGCACTGGTGTTGGAATTGCTCAAGGTACATTCCAAACTCCATCTAACATGACTCAGTTTCAAATTGCGTTGGTAAATATTAATGCAACAAGCGGAGCAGTTACACTATTACTAGATGATTTCTATGTTGGCCCACAAAGCTTGGCTTATGGACCTCCTATTAGCGATTGGAAATCTTATACACCAGCAAGTACAGCGGGATGGGGCAACGCTACTACTAATCTTCAATGGCGACAAGTTGGCGGTTCCGTTGAAGTCCAAGGAACAATTGTTACGGGTACTACGGTAGCAAGCGAGGCGCGCATTTCGCTTCCGAGTGTTACATCCGACTCTTCGCTTCCAACGCTTTCTCATCGCGGTATTTACGCTCGCTCTGCCGCATCCGGTAATCACGGCGGTCTTGTTCTCATTGAGCCAAGCGTAGGCTACGTTACATTTTCTGACCCTGGTATCCTTGGAAGCTCTGCAGTTTCAGCACTTTCTAAGGCAAATGGCTCGTCTATTGCTGGTTCGGGCGAAACTATAACTATTAACTTCTCGGTACCAATCGCAGGCTGGTCATCCAACACAGTGATGAGCGCAGATAGTGATACTCGCGTCTGTGCAGCACGTGCGACTTACAATGCAGCCGGTACTATTGGTTCTAGTGGTCAATCAATTATTCCATTCAACGCAGTTGACTTCGACACTCACGCGGCTTTTTCAACTAGTTCTAATGCTTATGTGGTACCTGTCACCGGTAAGTATCGAGTTTCAACTGCTTTGACTTTCACTCCTAGCGGGACAACGGCATCGCAGGCGTGTTATGCCTATCTTTTCAAAAACGGAGCATTACATTCTCAGCTTGGACAGGCCCAGACTCGCTCAACGTCTTCGGCTATCATGGCTAACGGTTCGGCGCTTGTTGATTGCAAAGCTGGCGACACGCTCGCGATTTATGTCAGCAATAGTACAAGCTCAACGATTACCTTCGATGCCGCTGCTACTGACAACTGGGTCACATTCGAGCGCTTGTCAGGCCCTGCGACCGTCGCGGCGAGTGAAAGTATCGTCGCTATATATAACGGAAGCAGCACAACCGTTGGAACCTCTCTCACTCAAATCGCATATTCAACTAAGGTAAAGGACTCCCATAACGCCTACAATTCGTCTACCGGCGTTTACACTATTCCGACGAGCGGAACTTATAATGTTTCGGCTGCATTTTGTTACACAGACTCTAATACGAGCGTCGTCAGTCGAAATGTTTCTGTTTATCAAAATGGCGTGGCTGTTTTGACTTACGCAAAAGAAACGCCTGGAGCTGCGAGCGCCGCCGTCAGCTACCCAGTAAACGGTCTTATATCGTGCAACGCTGGTGACACTATCGCTATCAAAGGTGTTGCATCAGTTAGCGTCGCACTTGGTGCAGGTGTCACGAACTATTTCTGCATCAACCGAGTCGGAAACTAAAGGAATAATTTATGTCATTAACTAATCTAACAATTACTAGCGCTGCTAAAAATTACATAACTAATAGTACATTTGATGTAGACACTACTGGATATGCTACGTATGCAGATGGTGCTGCAACTCCTGTAGATGGAACAGGTGGTAGTCCAACTCTAACATTAACTGCTTCCACTTCTTCTCCATTACGTGGAGCTAAGTCTGGATTAATTACAGCTGGTGCTTTAGGTAATGGCGTTTCTTTCGATTTTAGTATTGATGCTGCTGATAAAGGGAAGACATTAGCTATTAGCTTTGATTATGCTATCGCTTCTGGAACTATGGTTACGGGTGACTATACTGTTTATGTATATGATGTAACCAATAGCCAAATGATTCAACCTTATGGTTATCAAATTCCAAGTGTTTCACAAGGAACATTTTTAGCTACTTTTCCTACAAATTCTAACAGCACATCCTATAGACTAATAATCAATCAATCTGTATCTAGTACTGCGAATATTAAAATAGATAATGTTAGCGTTTCTGCTCAACAAGCAATTCAAGGAATGGCCGGGAGCGGTTGGCAACAATATACCCCAACGTTTACGAACTTTGGAACTCCAACCAATGTGTTTTTCCAATGGCGACAAGTTGGCGACACCATGGAAATCATGGGAACATTTACGCCTGGTTCGGTCGCCGCATCAGTTGCTCGCGTAAGTATTCCATCACCTTATTTGTTCGATACAACTAAACTTAGCTCATCTGGCTCAATTGTTGGTCATACTACCGATGCGGTTACAGTGACTTCTGGAAACGTCAATGCAACTTACGTTTTCGTTGCGAATGGACAGACGAGCAATCTGAGTTTCGGCGGCGTGGGTAACGGTTCGAGTCTTAATAACTTAACAGAACAAACTTCAACTTCTATTTTTAGCTCATCGTCGGCAATCTCGTTGTGGGCAAAGGTGCCAATCGCAGGCTGGTCATCCAATGTCACCATGGCCAACTCATCGACCTTCCGCATCTCAAGCTACTTGGCGAATGGGAGCAGGGTCACTGGTACTGCGCCGACCGCGCTCGGGCAGTATAGAAGTTACCTGAGAAACGCGAACGCGAACACTTTCACCGAAACAAGCGGCGCTCCAACAACCGCACCGACCGCATCGGACGGTATCAAGATTTACGCAGGAAATGCGTATTCATCGGCTGATACGGCAAATAGCCCAACTCGATATGAAATCTTTGTAGGGAAAAATAAAAACGTAAGAGTTGATTGGTACGGAACGAGTGGCAGAACTGGCTATTTTGATGCTTCACCAAAGACAGGCGGCTCGGGTAATTTAGACTATGGTTACGTCACAAGTTATGACCCGACCACAGGCATTCTTGTCGTTTCTCCATTCCGTTTTTATAGCGGAACTACTGGCCATCAGGCCGGTGTAAACGACATAGTTAGTGGACAAAGCTCCGCATATTTCGATGTAACTGTTTCCGAAAACGCCTTGGCTGTCGGGGTTCAAGCGCCGAGAAGCGAGGTCTATGTAGATACTCCTAACGGTTACGGTTCAACGAACACAAAGATTCGCAGATTTACCACTGTACAAGCGAACACCGGAACGGCCATCACATACACAGATAGCGCGACTCTCGGCGGCTCTTTTACAATCAATGAGGATGGCGTTTATGCGATTTCTTACGTTGACAGGTGCAGCGGAACAACCGGTCGTCACGGCATCTCGGTAAGTACTACAGCACCAACAACTGCTATTGACTCCTTAACTTATGCTGCTGGTTATAGGGGCATGACTCAATCAGGTCAATTCGGAGCTGTAAACGCGTTTAACGAGTTCAATAAAACTCTTATCTTGCGTAGTGGCGACGTTGTTAGAGCACATACAGATGGAGTCCCATCAAGTACTGACACCGCTTCGTTTTTCTCAATCACCAAGGTCAGCAACTAATAGAAAGATAATAACTTTAAGGCTTCCTTCTTAAAATGAGGGAAGCCATTTAATAACATAAGATAATTAACAACTTATTATAGGAGTAAAATTAAAATGGATAGTAACATGCTCGCAAAATTAATGGCTAAGAAAAAGGGCGAAGCTCTTGATCCTGAATACAAAAAGGCAAAAATGGGAGTTCTTCAAGATCTCCACGGTGAAATGGGTAAAATGATGGGTAATGACCTTCACGGACTCAAGAAAGTTACCGTAGCTTCTGATGATACTTCTGGTCTTAAAGAAGGTTTAGACAAAGCTAAAGAACTTCTAGCTGGTAAAGCTCCAGAAGGATCTGATGCTGAAGAAGCTTCTGAATCTCCAGAAGAAGAAAAAGCCGAAGACGCAATGGCTGATATGGGTTCTGATGACGATTCTGAAGAAAAAGATCCAGAAGATATGTCACCTGAAGAAATCGAAGCTAAAATTCAAGAATTGAAAGAAGCTCTTACTAAGAAATTGATGAAGTAATTCCTTCCAATTTAAAGGATATTAAATGAGTGTTGGATATTTGACTTCCGATAGTTTGATTTCTGCTATTAAACGTAAGGCAATGATTCCTTCGAATCAAAACACCTTTACAGATGCAGACTTTCTTGCGTTTGCTAACGAAGAATTAAAAATAGGATTGTTACCTTCTATTCTTCAACTTCACGAAGAATTTTATGTTTATCCTCAAACTATTACTTTACAAGCAAATAAATCCAAATACCAAATTCCTTATCGATCTGTTGGAAGTAAAATTAGAGATCTTTTTTATAAAGATACCAATGGTAATCTTGTAGAAATGTCTAGAATTCTTCCTGAAGATAAGTCTTTATATCAGCAATTTGGCGGTAACAGTAATTATCTCTTCTACTACATCGAAGGAAATAACATTGTCCTTACTCCCGATGTTGGTCCTTCTGTAAATGGATCTTTGGTAGTTACCTATTATCTTAGACCAAGCGATCTTGTAGCTGAAAATAGAGTTGCGATTATTACTAACATTACAACCGATGACGTTGCTGGAACTACTACATACACTGTAGATGGCGTTCCAACTGGTATGATTGCTGGAACTTCAACCCTTGATTTACTCCAAGCAAAACCAGGTCATAAGATTCGCAATTTTGATATTGTTGCACAAAATGTAAACACAATTAATAAGACAATTACATTTAATACCAGCGATGTTGATAGTGAAACTGAAATTGGTGATCATATTGCTTTTGCTGGCGAATGTATGATTCCTCAATGTCCTTCTGATCTTCATGCAGTGTTAGCGCAACGTGTTGCTGCTCGCTGTTTAGAAGCTCTTGGTGACACTCAAGGATTACAAAACGCAAATGCTAAGCTTCAAGAAATGGAATTAAAAACCATTGGCCTTATCGATAATAGAGCCGAAGGAAGTCCTACAAAAATCGTAAACCGTAGAGGACTCTTACATGGTTCTCTCATGAGACGAAGAAGATGGTTTTAATCTATGTCACAAAACGTACTTTTAAGAGCAAAGGGTTTATACACCTATCCCAATCTTCTTTCTGAAGCACCTCAAGGTTCTTTAGTACAAGCTCATAATGTTGTTATTAACAAGGATGGTGTAATTGAATCTCGTCGTGGATTTAAACTCTATGGCGATGTGATGACATCCAATGCAAAACAACTCCTAACCTACAAAAACCGTATTCTTAGATATTTTGGAAATACACTTCAATTTGATGATGGTAACGGCACATACACTTCTTTCTCAGGAACTTATTCAGAAGCTCAAGATGGATTGAGAATTAAAGGCGTTGAAGCCAATGGTAATCTTTATTTCACAACTTCTGATGGTATTAAAAAGATTTCAGCTTCCGATTCATCAACTTTAGGAAGTGCTACAGTAACAAACTCTGGTGGAGTTAAAGCTCTTGATACAAAACTATCCTTAAATAGTCAGTCAGGATTTTTCTCACAAGAAAGCACTATTGCTTATCGTATTGTTTGGGGTATTAAGGATGCAAATAACAATCTTATCCTTGGATATCCTAGTGAACGTGCTGTTATTGTAAATCCACTCACTGATCTCCTCATTACAGATTTTAATAATTTACTTACCCTACTTGATACTGTCAATACTCCAGGTGGTATTAGTGATGGAAATTATCACTCTTCTCTTTCGGTATCAGTAAATAGTCCAGCAAGCACATTAAGAACTAGCTTAATTGCATTAACAACAAAACTTGATAACGATACAGTTATTACAGAAGGTGCAATTAATACAGCAAATCGTTTCAAACCGACAACTAGTAGTGCAAAAATTCAATTCAATCAAAATGTTTCTACTTTCCTTCAAGTTGGTGATAAAATTAGTATCTCTGGACTTGGCGATACTGAACTAAATGGAACTTTTACAATTTTATCGGTTACGACTACAACCTTAACAAACGATAGCGTTACATTTGCTGGTACTTTTACTTCCCCATATGCTGGTCCTACAGCAGATACAGCAGGTGTTGTTACACGTAAAAAATATACTAACATTACTCAACCTGTTGCACTTTCACAAGTTCCAACTTCTGGCGAACTCACCAGTATGCAAGAATATTATGATGCTATTGTTGAGGATTTACAAGTTGAACCTTCTGGAATTGTACCTAGCGCTACAATTTTTAATAATAGCGGTTCTACACAAAGTGCTACTGTTAATTTAAGTTTTACAATTCCTTCAAATATTACAACTGCTCACTTCTATCAAATATATCGTACTGCTCTTTCTACAAGTACAGATGCAAGTACTTTATCTGATCTTGATCCAGGTGATGAAATGGGACTTGTTTTTGAAGACAATCCTACCTCATCAGAAATTACCGCAGGATCTATCACTGTTCAAGATATTACTCCAGATAGCTTTAGGGGTGCAAATCTTTATACCAATCCTAATAGCGGTGAAGGTATTGCTCAGGCTAATGAGGTTCCTCCTTTTGCTAAAGATATTGCATTATTCAAAAACTGTTTAATGTATGCCAACACCAAAACAAAGCAAAGAAAACAACTTTCTTTGTTATCTGTAGTTGATCTTGTTGCCGATACTTCCACATTTAGCATTTCAAATGGAACTACAACAAGAACTTACACTTTTTCTACCGTAGAAGATGATGTAAATAGAAAAGTTCTTATTTCTACACTTGATACTCCTGCTCAGCAAGTTGATGAAACTGCAAGATCTCTAGTACATGTCATCAATCTTGATCCAAATGGTATTGTGTATGCTTATTATCTTTCTGGACCTACTGATGTCCCAGGTCTTATCTTATTCGAATCTAAGTCGCTTGCTGATAATGCATTCCATTTTACCGTAAATAATACAACTACAGGACAAGAATTTTCACCAACTCTTCCTACTTCTGGAAGCACAGTTATTTCAGATAATGAAGTAGTTGCAAATCGTATTTATTATTCAAAAAAAGATCAACCTGAAGCAGTTCCTCTACTTAATTACTTTGATGTTGGTCCTCGTGATAAAAAGATTCTAAGGATTGTTGCTTTGCGTGATAGCTTATTCGTCTTCAAAGAAGAAGGTATCTATCGTGTATCTGGTGATGTTGCTCCATTCGTATTAAACTTGTTCGATAGCTCCACAATTCTAACAGCTCCAGACTCTGCTGCTGTTTTGAACAACCAAATCTATCTTCTATCTGACCAAGGTGTTGCAACTGTTTCAGACACCGGTGTTTCAATTATTTCACGTCCAATCGAAGGTGATTTATTGAAACTTAACACGCCAACTTATCCAAATTACAAAACTGCGTCTTTTGGATGTTCATATGAATCAGACCGTAGTTATTATTTATGGACTGTTTCAAATCCTTCTGACACAAAAGCTACTCAATGTTTGCGTTATAATACTTTCACCAACTCTTGGACAAACATCGATAAAGCTGTAAGTTGTGCAGTAATTAATACAGCTGATGATAAAATGTATCTTGGAGCAAATGATGTTAATTATATCGAACAAGAAAGAAAATCTTTCGATCGTACAGACTATGCTGATAGGGAATTTAGTGTAACTATTGGTCCAGATAGTATTAACGATACAATCATTAGCTTCCCAACTGTCAATAACGTTGAAGCTCGTGACGTAATTATCCAAACTCAATATCTCACTATTGCTCAGTTTAATAGATTACTTATTAAACTTGATAATGACATTGGTGTTAATGATAGTGATTATTTTACAACTCTTCAAGCAATGGCAGGTAATGATTTAAGAACTAAATTAAATGATCTTGCAACAAAACTTGATAATGACACTGGTGTTGCCGATAGTGATTATCTTTCTTCCATTTCAGGATATTCAACTTCACTAATCGATCAACAAAGTGCTTTCAATGTCATTGTTAATAAACTTAATGCCGACACTGGAGTATCATTCTTCAACTATCTAACTTCAACAGGAACTTCTAGTTATGAAGTTGTGATTGCTGATGTAGATACTTCAACAAATAAAGTTACAACTTTGTTTGCGTATCCTTTTGTTCCAGGCCCACTCACTATTTATAAACACATCGATACTATCGTCCAATGGGCACCTCAAACATTTGGTGACCCATCTATGATGAAACAGGTGTCAGAAGCTACTATTATCTTCGATAAGAACAACTTCTCTGAAGCATCTGTAGCTTACGCTAGTGACTTAGAGCCAGGTTTCGATGTTATTAACTTCAATGGAAGTGGTAATGGAAGTTTCGGCTATGCCGATGCTTTATATGGAGCTAATAACTACGGTGGTGAAGGTAACTCCATTCCTATCCGTACTTATATTCCTAGAAATAAACAACGTTGTAGATACATCCATTGCCGTTTCGAACACAGTACAGCACGCGAGACTTTCGCTATATACGGTCTTTCTCTAACCAGTAACCCTACCAGCACAAGAGCTTATAGGTAACGTTTATGGCCAAATTACAAAGCTTTAAGCGCATCGTAAAAGAGAATTTCAAAGCCGAAGATCAAGAACTTATTGATGCTATCGGTGGGTCTATTAACATCTTTGCTGAAGAAGTTATTAACGCATTTAATAAGAACTTCACAGTCGATGATAATTTGAAAATGGAATACAAAGACATTGAAGTGACCGTTAATGCTAGTGGAATTCCTATTAACACGACTCAATTCAAAGTTTCGTTTACTGGCAAAATTAGAGGCATTACAGTTGAAAGAGCAGTTAATTTAACAAATCCAAGTACTTATCCTACTGGAGCGCCTTTTATTACGTTCGATCAGAATAACCAAGTTATTACGGTTAACCATATTACAGGATTACCAGCAAATAATAAATATAGATTGACGGTACTCTCAAAAGGTTAACAACTTATAATAGGAGAATAGTGTGGCTGTAGTATATAATCCATCAGATAAAGACAAAGATCAGCAGAACCAAGATCAAAGTGGTTCTACTCAACCTGTTTCTGCTGGCACAACTATGAACGCGGGTAACAGCACTGCACCTATTGGTGCGTCTTCTGGAAGTTCAACTACACAATCTGGTAATCCTACTGGCACCAGTTCTGGACGTTTCACTAACATTACCAATTATTTGAATGCTAACAAAAACTTCAATCAAGGCACCGGTCTTGGTGGTAAAATTGTTAATAACGTTCAACAACAAAATCAGAATTTGAATAATAACGTTCAAACTGCACAACAAAATTTTAATACACAAGCTGATCAAAATCGTCGTCAATACGATGCAAACTTTGTTAACAACACCATCAATAATGCAACGACTGCTGTAAATAATACAGAAGATGTTAACAAGTTCAATCAAATGAGAGATGCCTCTTATCAAGGACCAACTCAGCTTCAAGACACACCAAAACTTCAAGTCCAAGCTCAGAACATTAATGATACAACTTCTCAGCTTGGAACAGAACAAGGACGTTTTAATTCATTGCGTCAAATGTTCAATCGTCCTACCTATTCTGCAGGACAACAAAAACTTGATAACGTATTCTTACAAAACGATCCAAATCAAGTTAAACAACTTAACAATGCTCGCGTACTTGGAAATCAAGCACAAAATACAGTTAATCAAGCAAATACCCAAGCTCAAGCAAAAGCTCAGCTCTATCAAAATGAAGCTGCTGATACAAAGCAACAAACACAAGGCGCTTTAAATAAAGCTTTCTCTGACCAAGATGCAGCACTTCAAGCTAAAGTTGATCAAGGTAATGCACTCAATCAACGTCTTGCTAGTGAATTAAAAAATGGAACAATTTCTGCTGATGATGCCAAATTATTAGGTTTACAAGCATCAGATACAGGAAGACTTTATACTGACTCTGTTTATAAGAATGATGGTCAAGCTTATGCTGGTTCACCTTCAGCACAAGCTGCGTTAGCTGCTTGGAATCAACCATTTCAAGATAAGTTCTTAAAAGATGTTGCAAATGCTGGCGGTCAGCTCTCTATGGACCAACTTAATGATGAATTTTCTAATGCATATAAAACATTACAAAATGTTCCTGGTGTTAGAGACATTGAAAATTATGGTGTTGATACAAATGCTTATTTACGTAATTTGGATGCAACTAAACAAAACGTTGCTTCCGCTGATGATTATGCACGTTATCAAGCACTATCAAAATTAGCTAATGTTGATCCAACACTTTTAACTGATCCATCACAAGCTGGAGCTTTTGATAACTTCAAACACTTTGATACGGATGCTTACAATCAAGCTGTTGCAACACAAAAAGCAGCATATGAAAGTCAGGCAAATCCACTTACAAATTATCTTTATAATCCAGATCTTTATAAATTTGATTTGTTTAATGGAAGCGGTATGAATAGTGATACTGCAGCACAAAACTTGGCAAAATTAAATGCTCTACAAAATCTATACGGTGTCGGTAAAGGCATCAAAATTGGGGAATAAACGATGTTAGGTTCATTAATTGGCGGTATCGCCGGTAATCTTTTTGACAATGGTGATGAGGATGCACAAAAAGCAGCTTATCAAAATGCTCTTAAAGCTATTCAAGACGTAAATGTTCCAACCATTGATGAACAACGTATTGCCTTAGAAAAACTTGAGAGTCAAGGTGAACTTACACCTGAGATGGTAGATGCCATTTCCCAAGGTGATACAAATCTTAAGAATATTAGTACAGACCCACGTTTAAAAGATACTCAAATGCAGGCTCTACAAAAGCTTGTACAACAAGGTAGTGAAGGTCTTACTGCATCCGATAGAGCAGCTATTACTCAAATTAACCGTGGTGTTGATAGAGATGCCGAAGCTCGTAATGCTTCTATCCTACAAAACATGGCTCAACGTGGTATGTCAGGATCAGGTGCTGAACTTGCTGCACAACTCGCATCTTCTCAACAAGCAATGGATAGTGCAAACACTCAAGGTAATAATCTTGCTGCACAAGCAACTCAGCGTGCATTAGAAGCCACAACCAATGCTGGAAATCTTGGTGGACAAATTCGTAGCCAAGACTATGGCGAAGCTGCAAATGCCGCGCAAGCTCAGGACGCAATCGATCGTTTCAATGCTGCAAATAGACAACAAGTAATGTCTGGTAACGTTGCTGCTAGAAATAATGCTCAAGCTTCAAATCTTGCTAATAAACAAAATATTGCTAACCAAAATGTTGGTTTGGCTAATCAGCAAGAAATGTATAATAAAGGTTTATATCAACAACAATTTAATAACCAAATGACTAAAGCTAAAGGTATTGCTGCACAAGATAATACACTAGCTGGCTACTATGGCCAACAAGCTGCAAATACTCGTGGTATGTGGTCTGGAATTGGTAGCGCGGTTGACCAAGGTGCTCAAGCTGCATTTGCTGGTGGTATGTTTGGTGGTGCTGGAACAGGTGTAGAATCAGCAAAACCGGCAGGTTTTATGGGACCAATGCCAGAAAAAACAACTTCTCCAAATTATGGAGCTATTCTTTCTGATAAGAATGCAAAGAAAAATATTACCGATGGAACAAATGCTATCGAAGATTTCTTAGATAAGCTTCATTCTGCAAACTATGAATATAAAGATCCAAATCATAGTCCAGGTATTAACACTGGAGTTATTGCTCAAGACGTTGAAAAATCCCACGTTGGTAAAAACATGGTATCCGAAACTCCAGAAGGTAAGCAAATTGATGTTAAGAAAGGTGTTGCTGCAATGATGGCGGCTACTGCTAACTTACATCATCGTTTACGTAAGTTGGAAGGAAGTAAACAATAATGGCCGACTTTTCAAAACTTGCAGCATTATTACAAGCAGGTAAAGTACCTTCTCAAGAAGATGCAGATGCCGCTAATCAAGCACTTCAACAAGCCGATTTAAACCGTTCTGGTGGTCAAATTGTTAGTGATCTTTTAGCTAGAGGTGCAGACGCACAAGCTAATTATGATAACACTGGTTTTCCTAAAAATCCAGCTCATCCTTCCGATTACACTGGTGGAGCAGATCCTGCTGCATCAAGTGTAGATCCTAATCTTGGACCTAATGGACCTAGCTTATTTGCTAGAGTTACAGGTGCTATTAAAAATCAACAAGACCAAGGTAATGTTGGACCATCTCCTTCACTCTTAGCTAACCGTTCTCCTGCTATTGCAAAATCGACTCCTTCTGATGTTCAAGATGCTATTAAAACTGCACAAGCTGCTCCAGCCACAAATCCAAATGATCCATATGGAAAAGAGTTGGGAGATGCTGCTCTTAAAGCTGCTCAAGAAAAGGCAAAACAAATTAATGCTGCATCATTAATGGCTAGAGCTTCTTCAACAATGGCAGAAGCACTATCAAAAGGTGCTTATAAAGATAATAGCGGATTTGCTGATGCTCTTGCTAAAACAGCAGATGCTGATGAAAAGAATATTCTCCAACGTAGAGCTGCTGCTGATCAAGATTTAAATCATCAAAAACAAGTTTATGAACTAGCTACCGATAAAGATAAAAACGATCCTAACAGTGCAGTTTCTAAAATGTCTCGTGATATCCTACAACAAATGTCAAATAGAGTAGGCATGAAGCTTGGAAACATCGATAACATGTCTGTTGCTTCACTTGAGAAGATTTACGGTCCTCTCGAACGTTATTTCGGAATGGTAGAAGCTTCTGAGAATAGAAAAGCTGCCGCTGCCGATAAAAAAACACAAAGAGATAGCGCTGAAGTTCTTAAGTATAATAAAATCATGGGTGAAGACCTTGATCCTAATAGAGCAAGAAGTGGCGCTCTAGGTAAATCTCAACAAGTTATTAATGATACGCAAGCTCTTGAAGCTCTTGCACATAACTATACAAATTTGGATAAAGTTCCTCCTGCTCAATATGCAGAAATGGCTGGAGCACTTGACCGTTTGATTAGCCGTGGTAATCCTTCCGTTGAGCGTTTCAAACACTTAATGCCAAGCAACGCTGCATTGACTGGTAATACAATTCTTCAATCCATTCAAAGTAAACCTACTGGTGCTGGTCAAGGCGAATTCATTAAATCAATTCTCCAAACTGCATCTCAAGAACGTAAAACTGCTCAGCAACAAATTCTTGATGGTCAATTAAAGAAAGCTTATTCTACTCATAATGAATATAAAAAACGCCATCCTGATGAATTCTATAATACCCTTTCTGGTGCTACAGGATTGTCTATTGATGAGTTAAAAGACTTAGAAAAGAATAAAGGTAAATCACCTACTGCTTCCCAATCATCTAGTGATCTTTCTGATCAAGATAAACAAGCTATTGAATGGGCTAAAGCAAACAAAGGCGATCCGAGATCTGATCAAATTCTAAAAATGCACGGGTTACAATAATATGGCATTCAATCCAGATGAGTATCTAAAACAAAAAGCAGCTGCAGCACCTAAAGGTGGTTTTGATCCTGATGCTTATTTGGCTCAAAATCGTTCATTAGCTGGAGCTACTGGTGATAATGACGCATCTCAGACTTTTAAAGATGCAATGCGTGGTGTTGCTCAAGGTGCTTCTTTAGGATTTGCAGATGAACTTGCTGGTGGAGCTGAAGCTCTTGGTGATACACTCTCCGGTAAAACAGATTTAGAAAATTTTATGGATGCTTATCGTAAGCACCGTGATGAATCTCGCGATCTTTACAAACAAGCTCAAGAACGTAGTCCTAATGCTTTCCTAGTTGGTAACATTGCTGGTGGTGTAGCTCCTGCTCTATTATCTGGTGGCGGAACAGCTGGTGCTGAAGGACTTATGGCAGCTCTTAAAACAGGTGCAGCTGCTGGAGCATTAACAGGTTTGGGTGATAGCCAAGCTGATATTACTAAAGGTGATGTTGGTGGAGCATTAAAAGACGCTGCTGAAGGAGCTGCAGGTGGTGCAGTTGCTGGTGGTGCTATTCATGCTGGTATTGGTGCTGCTAAAGGAATTGGTAGTGGTCTAAAAAGTCTTGGTGATTTACTCGCTGATACAAACTTAGCACAAGATGTTTCTAAATCCTATAAATATGGTAAGCAAGGTGTTAATCTTGTTACTAAAGAAGGTTTGGAAGCTGCAGAACAAGGTGCTCGCGATGCTGCTAAGTCTGTTGGCTTTGGAAGCAGAGAAGCATTACAAGATGCTGGTACTAATATTGGTAAAGCAAAAGCTGCAATTAAAGCTTCTGGTAAAAAGATTGACGTTTCTGATCAAATTGATGATATTAAAACTCTTATTGATAGACTCAAAAAGAGTGACAATCCTGATGCTATTAAGGATGTAAATAAACTTCAGTCTTATCTAGACAATCTCCTTCTTGGTAAAGAAGTTGAAACGCCAGTTCAGTATTCAAAATTTACTCCAGGTAAAGAAATTCCATCATCTCCTTCAGCTCGCGATGCATTAGAATTAGAAGCTGCTAAGGCTAAAGCTTCAGCCAATGCTTTAGGACAAAATTTAAATACAACCATTGTACCTTCTGAAGATGAACAAGGTAATAAGCTCCTTACTCTCTTGAAACATTCTGATGAACAAGTTGGAGCATCTGAACGTGCTATTCCAATTAAAGACGAAAATGGAATGGTATTGGGACACGATCTTGATGAAGGTGATTTAGCTAATAACTTCAAATCAAAAGCTTCTGCTAAAACTGTATTAGATAAGCCAGCTGTAGAAGGTGGATTTACTCCTTCTGAACGTGGTCCTGTTATGACAGAAACCACTAAATATCGTCCAGGTGGAATTGATCCAACCAATGTTGATTTTGAAAAAGCTCAAGATATCCAAGAAACCTTGAATAACCTAAATGGTGTAAAAGGTGGATCACCTAAACTTGAAACTAATGAAGCTATCAACCAGCTTAAGCAATCAGCTAAGGGCATTGGCGATCAAATTTCTACATCGAGTTCTGACTTAGCTTCAGCAAACAACAAATATGCTGCCGCTAAACAAACTATGGATATTTTAGGTATTGACGGTAGTGACTTCATTAAGGATGCTGCTACAGGTCAACAACGTCTTACTGTTCAAGGCGAACAGAAGTTGAATAACGTCATTAAGAGAATGGCGCGTGATACAGATGCGGGTGAAAATGCTTCCTATAAAATGGATGAAGCGATGCGTTTGTTAGCACAAGCTGATCCTGCTAAGGCAGCTGCTCTTAAACCTACTATTGAACGTGCTTCTGAAGTATTAAATCTTTCACAAAAGGCTCAACGTTTAGGACTTCTCAATAAGTCAACTTACGTTGGTCCTGGTGCAGTCAATGCTGGCAACATTGCTGGTTTAGCTGTTAATAAAGTTGCTACAGATATTTCTAAAGCAACTCCACAACAGCTTCAAGAAGTAGCAAAATCTGTCATGACTCAAGGTGCTAAAGGGATGAGATTAGCAGCTGAGTTAGCTGATGTTATGAAAAAAGATAACGTTGGAAGAAATGCAGCATTGTTCGCTATTCAGCAAAACCCTGAATATAGGGAAATGTTAAATAAGCATCTTGGTGGTGCTTTTGGAGATAACAGCAAATAATTAACTAATCGTGGTGTAGTATGGATCGCTTTGATAAATTAGAGAAGAAGTTGGATAAACAAGATGAGCGAATTGATAAGGTAGATATTTGCCTTACTGAAATTAGAGCCGATCTTAAAGAACATATGCGTCGTACTGCAGCTGCAGAACGTGCAAATGAACTCACCCAAGAAGCATTAGATATTTATAAAAAAGAATCTGATGCAAGATTAAGAAAATTAGAAAGCCTAAAAGAGAAATTCCATTTTGTAGGATGGTTATTTGCTGGCATTTTAGGCTTCCTTGAAACTATGTCTAAATTAGGTTTCCTCGGTATCCACCACTAAATTGGATGCATCAATCAAGGAAATAATTGTATCCTCGACTCAGCCCTGCTGAGCGAACGCTACGATCTTCAAGAATAGCTTGTGCTGATTCTTCTTCCTTAAGCATACCGTTAGCTTTAGTAACACCTAGAACATCATTGTTACGCCAATTGTTACGGTCATAACAATCTTTTCTAAGCTTCTTAGTTTTATGAAGATTTTTAGGTGAGAACTTTCCGCCTTTGGTTTTTTTAAAACTAGCGCTTACATATTCTTCATTAAATTTACTAAGCCATGCTTTTTCTTCATCATTAAGCTTGTCAATATAATCGTGATCGATGAGTTCTTGTCTTACTTTTACGTTTAGATTCTTTTTTAGGCCAGGATATTTAGCTTTTTGACGTTTCGTTTTTGCCATTTTTGATTTCCTTTACAATTTCCATCAATGTGATGGGCATCATATTAAGTTTATAATAAGGTTCGCTTGACTTTTTAAAATATTTATTCATTTCCAAATAGAAAGCATTGCGAGTAGCAGGATTATCTGCCCATTCACAATATGCTTCATAAATTAAAACTTTATCGGCTTCATTGCGTCCTGGTTTAAGACCAGTAGCTGCCATAAAATCGGATAGAGCAGAGAAGATACGCTTCTTTTTTGGTGCTCCCATCTTTTTAGGCTTATCTTCCTCAACAGGAACAGGCTTTGCTTTTTTAGCCAATTCGATAAGTTCTTGGTCGGTTAGGTCTTTGTTCATTTTGTGGCTCTTGAAACCCCATAAGCAATGCCAGTTGTAACTAAAGCACCTAAGATAAACATACCAACCTTACCAAGAAGACCATCGCTCTTTTTGGATAGTTCATTATTAAGATTGTCAATTTGATTATCTTTATTTGTAATTCTTGCTTCTAGGATTTTAGTATTCTCTTCGTATAGCTTATTCATGTTAGTGAGTGTAAGATTCAAGTCTTTGGTAAACTTGTAATCTTGGTCCATCAAACGAACTTCACGTTCTTTATCAGGTGAAAAAAGATATCCTGTGTATGGAACAATGTCGCCCTGTTTGACGTATTTTACATCATCAGCATATGCAGTAAGAGAAGAGAAAATAAACGATATAAGAATTAGGTATTTCATATCAATCCTTCTTTTTATTCCAATATTGTTCAATTTCTTCTGGTGTTGGATTTTGTTGACTCGCTTGAGCTTGTTGTTTCTTTATTTCTTCCAACTTTTGTTTTTCTACATCAATGCTAGATGAAGTTTGACCTTGCTGATACTTAAGGAGTTGATCTTTAGCGTTACCTTCAGAATTATCCAAAGCAACTTGAAGAATCTTCTTCTTGTTTCGTTCGACAAAGAACAATCCAAGAACTAATGCAAATGCGCCTAAAAACCAACTCCAGTATTTTTTCATATATCACCAAGAAAGCTTAATATGTTCTCTCATTTTGTTATTGCCGAAATCTACTTTATAACCGGATGAAAGATCTACGCGTACAATTTTATCAATATAATGATCTCTTAGTGCGTCTTCGGCATCAATCCAAAGTTCACGGCTAGACTTAGCTTTGAAAGATTCATAAGATTGGCCAGAACGAGATGCTGTATAATAATCCATCTTATCTACGAAACGCTTTAGGAATGAGAAACGAGATACAAGTTTATCTAGTTCACCTTGATACATAGTTCCAACTGAAGCAGGATGGAACATGACAATGCTACGATCAACAGCGTAACGCTCATGACCATATTCAAGAATCATTGCTGCCATTGAAGCACAAATTTGCAAGCAAACGGTATAGACAGGAGCTTTAGATGCTTGGATAGCAGAGATAACGCGAGCACCGTCTAGAACACTTCCACCAGGGCTATCGAGTAGAAGATAAATTGGTTGTCCTGGTTTCTTATGATTTGCATCACGAATACCATCGATAACCTTATTAGAAGATTCTGCAGTAACTTCTTCCGTTAGGAAAAGTGCAGTACCCTTCTTAATATCGATATTCTTAGCTTCAACAGGTTTTGCTTCTGTAGCTTGTACTGAAGCATTTGGAGTAGGAATTGCTTCTGATTGGCGTTCATACTGAGATGGGATTTGAGGATAGTTAGTACCAAAACTAATTTGACTCACTCCAACTACAGCAAGAACAAGCAACGCTAGTCCGCCGAAATATTTTAAATCACTATTCATTTACTACCTTCTTGTTATCTGTTTGATTAAGTTTCATTGTTGTAAAATGTTCAAAAGCGTTACCAGCCACAAATCCGTAATAGAGATTTTCCATCAACTCTTTCATGTTTGATGGGATATCACCTTTCCAATATGTGATAACAATCCCTGTAATAAGGAGTACAGCACCGCTAATAATTTTACGTGTTGTCGTTACGTTCATTAATATATCTTAACAAACTAACAAGAAAAGATCAAGTATTATTTTCTTGACTTATTCTCTTCAGCAGTTTTGGCTTCATGACATGGTTTACAGATAAGCCAAAGGTTTTCTTCATCGCAGAATAATCCGTTAATAAAGTCTTCCCAATTGGTAAATCCAGTGTTAACGTCAACTACTGGAATTTTATGATCTAAATCCATTTCCGAACGCTTTAGATCTTTCTTTCCACAATCAGCACATGTATATTTAACACGTTTCATAGGCTTACCTTTTTTACTAAGGATGTAATATTCTTCCCTAGTACGATTGGTAGCTCTAATTGCTGGTGGATATCTTAATGTTAATCTTCGTAATTGGCTAATAAGCCATGTCTTCTTATTAAATGTTCTAGCCATTATGTTTCTTTGTTTCGCGATAATTACAACTATCGCATGTTATTAAGGTTCGAATTCCAATACTTACTTCTTTAAGCTTACCGGTACAATTAGGACATCTGTCTGCTTCTGGAGCAATACGAACATCCTTCTCAAGCTCAATCTCTTGAATTTTTTCATCGATATCTTCATACCGATTGGCTAACTTATTACTTCTGGCTACTTGCTTTTTGAGTTGTTTATTCTCACTCCTGAGTTTACGATTTTCTGCTCTAAGATGTTCAACTTCACTTCGCTCTTTGCTCTTAGCCATTTAGTACCTATTACTTACCTGATGAACCGAAACCACCTTCTCCACGTTCAGTTTTACTTAATTCATCATAAGAAACTTCTTCAAATTCGGCCTGTAGATATGGAACAATAACAAGTTGAACAACACGTTCACCTGCTTTG